TCACTGTGTAAGCGCCTCCAGGCGGGCGCTCAGCGCGGCGATCTGGTTGCGCAGCTCCTCAGCCTCAACCCGTTTCGGGTCCGGCACCACGGTCAGGGCGCTGAGCGGGATGAAGGCGGTGCGGCTACGGGGTCTGCCCTCACGCGGCGGGAAGGTCACCCGCATGCAGGGGACGGGGCCGCCGGTGACCTTTCCTTCGCGGTCGAGGTAGCTCTTGAGCGCGGCCAAATGCTCACCCGGGTTGGTGACCCGAACCTGCTCGTCGATGTCGGGGATGTTGTCGTCCATTAGGCTGCCTTTCCAAAGCTGATGATCTGGGCGTGGAACCGCTGCTCGGGGAGAGAGCGGGTGTCGTAGCCCTCAGGGTTGCGGAGCGCGGCCTGGATGCGGGCCGTGCGGTCGGGTTGCTGCAGCTTGAGGATGCGGTCCATCAGGTCCGACACGCTCTCCTCAGGGATGACGATGGGGTTGTTCCGCACCAGTGGGGCCGGCGCGAAGTGGGCGAAGTCCTCGAGACGGGTGCGGCGGGTCTCCACCATTTGTGGGATGGCGTCGACTGCGCCCCACGGCTGGTTCCAGAGCGCCTCGACGGGACCCTGATGGTGGACCATCACGTCCTTGCCGAAGCGCATCTGGGCGGGGAGGCGATGCAGCATGCCGAACCGGTGCTGGTCCTCCATGAACTCCCACGACATCATCGCGGACATGCCATAGGCGACCCCGTGGGGCGCCCGGAGGGCGATGCCCATCTGCATCGTGCGGATGTCCTGCTGGGCGCTGATGTCCCAGCCGTTCTGCTGCAGGGTCATCGTGTCGGATTTCCATCCCGCCCAGTGGAGTTCTACCGGGCGAGACAGGATGCGGCGCTCGTCGATCACGCGCCGATGTCCCGAAGAAGGATTTCATGCTCCTCGCGCAGGTTGCGGAGGATCGCCTCGGCGTTAGCGATGCGCTGCAGGCTGGCCTTGATCTTGCCCTTGGCGATCTTGCCCCGCTCCTCGGCGAGTTCAGCTCTGGCCTCGGCCTCAACGGTCTTGATGTCAAACATTGGGGGTCTCCGTGGGATGAGGGATGCGGATCACCGAGCCGTTCCAGTAGGAACCGCCGCGCCCGGTCGGCTTGGCCTCGGTGGTCGTCGTGGTGCGGATCGTGTGGGTGCGGCTTGCGCCGTACCAACGGCTGCTCTGATCCTTGATGGGGACGATCTCGGTGATGGTCCCGACACGGACGGCGTTGACCACGCCCCAGCAGACGCGGTCCCCGACCTCTATGGGCTGCCCGATCTGGTCGAGCGCGGGGGTGCGCATCACCTGATCTCGATGTCCGGGATGATCGTCGAGGGCTTGAACACCACGCGGTAGTGGTGGGCGCTGACGTGTGCCGCGTCCAGCTGCTCGACGAAGTACGTGACGTTGTCGGACAGGCCGAGGAAGTGCTTCTTGTACTGCCCGTCGCCGGTCTTGCAGGTCACGGTCAGCTCACCCGGGTCGTCGGCGTTGCCCAGCGAGCAGCGGCCTTCGATGGTCAGCATGTAGTCGGCGGTGATCCCGTTGTAGAACACCACGCGGCGGACGATCTCGAACTGGTCGGCTGCCTGCGACAGGTTGCGCGAGGCGACGTTCGCATCGCTGCTGCAGGCGGCGAGCGAGATGGTTGCCGCAGTGGCGGCGAGGAGCAGGAGCTTCTTCACTGGTCTAGCCTCGTGATGGTGAACTTGAAGGGGAACAGGCGGCGCCAGAGCGAGCGGCCCTGACGTTCTCGGAGGGTGGCCTTCCTGGCCTCGACCGCAGCGCGGTGATCCTCGGCGTCGATCTCGGCCTGGGCCTGAGCGACGAGGTCGTCGAGCTTAGGCATCGGGCTTGGCTTTCGCCTTGCGTCTGGCCTTCGGCACCGGTGCGGGTGGCGTGGTGATCGGACGGGTCTCGCCGGTGGCGCGTCCCTCACTGTCGCGAACGGCCTCGTGACCCTCGGGGATGACGAAGGTGTTTCGCTTCTGGGATGCGGCTGCTGCTTCAGCCAACTGGATGCGGGTCAGGACGGTGTCTTTCATGGTGCCTTGGGTTAGAGAGTTGCGCATGTCGCGGGGCAAAGCAGAACGCCCGGCCACGAGAGCCGAGCGCTTCACCGGGAGGGACTATGGGTTGGCTTAGGCGGCTTCGACGTAGACGCGCTGGACGTTGGACACCGAGCCGGTGGTGATCCAGGTCGCGGCCACGGACGGGTTCGTGGTGATCTCGCCGCGTTCGTTCTTCCAGCCCACGGTGCGGGCGTTGGAGTTGGCCGCAGGTGACGGAGCGGCCGGCTTGGGCGCGGGCGCCGCCGCGTCGACCGGCTGGAACGAGGTGGCGCGGAAGGCCTCCCTGATCCCATCCAGCTTGATCAGGCCGAGTGACCGGTTGATCGCCACGATTTGGTAGACGCCGCCCTCGACGACGCCATTGTGGCCGGCCTTGATGCGGCGGACGAACATCCCGAGCTGCCAGCTGGGCGGCACCTGAGCCTCGAGCGTGAAGGCCGAGCCAGCAAACCAGCGGCCCATGACGCCTTCGAGCCGGATGTCCTGATTGCTCTCGCCGTCAACGGAGCGCACCGAGCGCACCACGTAGAGGCGGCCACCCACGATGACCTTCCCGAGAGAGTAGGTAGCGCGGACGGTGTCACCGATCTGAAAGAGTTTTGTCATGCTTGATAGGCTCCCGGTAGGTGGTGGTGATGGTGTTCAGGATAGCGACGGCCTCGACCGACGCTTCGTGGACCGCGAGGGCGGCGTACTTGGCCGTCATCACGGGTGAGGCGTGACCGAGCAGCGGCTGCAGCCGGTCGAGACCGAGGCCCCGCTTGCGGAGCTTGGTCGCAAAGGTGTCGCGGAGCGAGCGCACGTCGCGCCGGCCCCAGATGGCGATGTTGTCGGGGCTGTTGATCCCGATGTCCGCCATCGCCTTGCGGAGCCCCTTCGTGCTGCGCGACTTGGCGCCCCGGTTCACAGCGAGGTCGCTGTTCGGGAACACGAAGGGGCTCGACGCATCGCGCTCCTCCCACCGCTGGCGCAACATGATGCGGCTCCGGGTGGGCAGGGCGATGATGTTGAAGTTGCCGACCTTGTGCCGGTTCAGGTGGAACGTGGCGAAGGTAACGGTGTCGATCTGTGCCCACTGGAGCGAGGCGATCTCGCCGAGGCGGGCGCCGGTATCGAGGAGCAGAACGGCGAGGTCGAAGTTGTCGACCCGTTGGCGCTGCGCATGGGCAAGAGGGTCCACAAAATAGCGGGCGCCCTTCTGGACGAGGGGCTGCAAGGGGTTGAGCCGCAGCAGCAGGGCCTGCTCCTCGTGCTCGGTGAGGGGGCGCGGCTTGCCCTTGTCCCGCTCCATCGGGAACTTCATCGCCACCGGCATGCGGTAGGCGGTGCGCAGCGTGTGGTAGGCGTTCGACAGGTACGCCATTTCGCGGTCGATGGTGTTCGGCCGGGCGCCCATCGCCTCGCGCTCGGCCCGGTACTTGGCGAGGTCGAGTTCGTTGAGGCGGTGAAACTTGGTCTTGCCGCCGAGGCCCTTTACGCCTGGCACCTTGCCGGCCAGCAGTTCGCAGCCCCGCTTGATCGCCGGATACCCGCGCAGCTTCTTCTTGAGCGGCAGGTAGTGGATCAGTAGGGCTTCCTCGATGGTGACCTCGGGGAGGATGCCGAACATTTCAGCGTCACGCGTCAGCCTGATTTTCTCGGCCGCGATGCGCTCGGCTTCCCGCTTGTCCTTCACGCCGGTCGAGAGGCGGCGCCGCCCGGCATCAGTGTTCAGGTTGAAGTACCAGTAGTCGGACCCTTCGCGCTTATAGACGAGTGACATTCTGACGTCCTCCTATGCTTGGTTGAGAACAAGCTGAGCGACGGCCGCAGCCTCGGTGAGGTCATGCAGCTGCGTCATCGGGCCGTTCTCACGGGTGATGATGAGGCCGTACCGCACCCCTGCCGGTGTGACGAGGAGCGACGTGCCGTGGGACATTTCGACACTGAGGTAGGCGGTGTGCGGGCCTTCCTCGGCGAAGTCGATTGACCAGTTATCGAGCAGCCCGGCCAGCAGCGCGATCCTGTGCAGCCGCGTCGTCGGACTGTCGGGGAACTGGACTACCGATCCTTCTCGCCCTTCTCCGCGTCCTTCCCGAACAGGCACTCCCACCCGTACGGGTCGTAGTACTGCATCAGCCGCTGGTAGAACGCGCGAGGTTTCCACCCCAGCCGCTGCGCCACGATCATCGTCTTGTCCGGCGGCAGTCGGGCCTTGCCCGCCTCGATCTGACTGATAATCGTGTAGTACTGGGCGCCGATGGCCTGAGCCAGTTCCATCTGGGTCACCTCGGCGTCCGTCCGAGCCTTCTTCAGGAAAGCGCCCGCTTGCTTGCGCAGAGCCGCGCCATCCGGGTGTCCCTGAAGCGGATTTGATATGCTCATAGAGGTAGCTCTCCAGCGGCGTTCGTTGCGGTTTGATTCGGTGTGACAATATAGGTGGCCCCTCGGTGAAGCGCAACTCAATCACTGCTGAGTTGCGCAACGTGTAGATGTTAGTCAGGTTCCGCCGGTGGAACTCAACGCGATGCTGTATGCGAGTGATTGTGTTGCCCTCCGTTCTCATTCTGTTCACGGTAGGGATACGATAGGACCGCCGTCCTGTCGATAGGAAAATTATCCTTTAGGCGACTGTTGATGACTCCCCCATGAGTCCCGTGAGTCGCCCTGTCCACTCACAACCTCGTGTGTCCAGCCGGCCGTTAGCCTCTGTCCGCTGCGCGTTCGGCAATCTGCCGTTTCACCTCCCAGATGCGGTGGTCGATGCGGCCGATGGTGCCGTTTGTCATTGCGAAGTCGGACCACAGGAAGGCGTCTTCCCGCTCCTGCTCCAAGTCGGCGAGCTGGAACCGCAGGGCGGCGAGTGTCGGGCGGGCGGTGGTCATGGTCATGGTGGGTGTCTCTCATGTCTCGGTGGGTGTCACCGCCTCGGCCGGACGCACGGGGCGCCCGGTCGACGGAGTGTCACTCGACGCGGCAGCCGAAAGCGAAGCAGCCGGGGTGGGTGGGGTCGGACTGGCAGGCACAGACGGGCGCCGATATGTCCCACGCTTGCCCCGGCGGGTGCGGCTCGACGTTGATCACCTCAAGGGCGTCATCGCCGCCTACCCATAGGTCCGCCTCGGACAGGGCCTCGAGGAGCATTTCGACGCCAGCCTCGCGAACAAGCTCCTCGGCCACGCTTTGCTCGGAGAGGGTGTCGAAGGTGAGCGTTCCGGTGAACCGGACGGTGACGCGGTGTCGGGTCATGCCAGTTCCTCCCCGTTGGCGAGGAAGGACGCCCGTGCGAAGCCGCGCGGCGTCTCGTTGCGGATGTTCTTGGTCTTGAGGCTCTTGCCCCCGAGCAGCCAGAACTGCCGCGACCCGCGCAGGGTCTTGCCCTTGCTGTTGACCCGCTCGATCACCTCGGGCTCGACCGGCTTGGCCTCGGGCATCTGGAAGCCCTTGCTGACCCACAGCCCGGTGCGCTTGGTGTAGGCATCACGCGGCGCGATGTAGCGCGGGTGACGCGGGTGCTGGTCATCCTCCGGCAGATACCCGCCGAACTCGTTCGGGTTGAAATAGTGGTCCGGCTTGCGCCAGAGCGTGGAGAGCACCGAATTGGGGTTCTCGATGACGTAGGGTGCCTCGATCTCGTCGGCGAACTCGGCGACGTGCATGGCCATCTCAGCGGCCTTGCGCTGGAAGTCGGCGCCCTTCTCGGCAGCCTTGCGGGCGAAATGCTTGGCCCCGGACACCGCCATGTCGTCGCAAGGCGGGAAGGCGTAGATCAGGCGGATGTCGCCCTTGCGCCACGCCAGCTTGATCCAGCCCCAGTCCTCGGAACCGGGCGTAAGGTCCGCATGGCGATAGTGTATCCAGCCGGCGCCGACCCGCTCGGACCGGCCCCTGCCGGGCTCGTGCTGGATGTCGTAGCAGATGCACTCGGCGCCGGCCTCGGCCCAGTCGCGGACCGCGTTGCCGGTGTAGTCGAAGAACGACAGGATGAACGTGGGCGCAGCCATCGCGGCTACCTCCTTGCGTGTCTCTAAGTGAGGTGAGTTGTGCAACCCTGCGGGCATGGCTCCGCCGGGCTCGGTGGTGTCACCGCCTCGGCCGGCCGCTCGCGGCGACCGGTCGACGTAGTGTCACGGAATGAGGGAGCCCCACGACAGCAGGGCGAGGACGAACAGGGTCACCGCGATCAGCGCGGCACCCTCCCGGAGGTAATCACGCAGGGTCATAGGTCGCACCCGCAGCCGACGTGGTGGACGCCCTCAGGATCATCCTCGCAGGGCGGTTCGTCGTCGGAAAAGGCAAGCGCCCGGATCGCGTCGAGCGACGGCAGGCCGGCGCGGGCCAGCGCCTCGTCGCGGTAGACGTCCCAGCCATTCCGGTGGTGCCCGAAGGCGTCCAGCAGGTCGTAGGCCTGTTGAGGCGTCAGTTTGAGCGTGGCCATGGCTCAGGCCTCCTCGACGATGCGCAGGACGCTGGTGACGAATTTCCGGCTGGCTCGGTCACCGGCAATGGGCCGGGCACCGCGCTGATCAACCATCATCCCGCCCTTGCAAATCTGGACGTGGCCCGTGGTGCGGATGATGTATCGCCTCGTCGGGTCCAGCCGCTTGGCGAGGGCATTGAGGGTCATCCGGTTGACGTGGATGCGCTCAACGCGCACCCCGAGCTTGGCCAGAGCGGTGAGCCGTTCGGCTTCCGTGCTGCGGCCCTTCCATGTGGCGCCATGTGCCGGAGCCATCAGCGCCCACGCGGTGGCGAACGGAACGCCTGCCGCGACGGCAACCGCAGTCACCCCGCAGTTAGGCCCGATGCGGGCATCTTGGGGGAGCGCGAGGCCTTCGATTGTGGGGGCCATGGTCAGCGCCCCCGGCTCGAGACGACAACGCGACCACGCCACCCGGCCAGCGCCCGGCCGACCGTGACGGCAGCTTTTCGGGTGCGGTGGATGCCCAGATTTGTGCCGTGAGGCGAGCGCAGCTGCCAACGGTCGGCCGCGATACGGTCGACGATGTAGGGAGCGGCGAGAGACCGGCCGGCGCCGGCAAAGTCGACAGGGTTGCAACCGGTAGGCAGGTTCAGCGGGCAATCTTGCATTTGATGGTTCCTCTTTCAGTCGGGATGATCCCGCCTTGTCCGACCCGCCTTGCACGGATCGGACAACGTAGGGTCACGCTTGGCTCAGGCCGCAATTCGGCCGTTGAAGGCGTTCACTTTCGGCGCGGCGCCATGCACCACAATCGCAATGTCCGCCTTGGCCTTTGCCGACAGCCCTCCGCATGCCTTGCAGGCCGCGCAATTCGTCTTGGCGCCAGCCTCGGCCGATGCCGGGCACACCACTTCACGGGGCTGCAGGGTCTCGTCGGCCGACCGGACCCGGAAGGTCCGCCATCCGTCCGCCTTGGCATCGGCATGGTCCGCAGCGCTGTCGCATGACGCCATGCAGAACTCGCGGAACTGCGGGAACTGGCGCCACTGGTGGGTGTAGCCCGTGCAAGCTTTCCGATCCGCAAGCAGGTCCGCCCAAATGTGGAACGGCACCGCCGCAGGGTCGCCATAGGCGCCGAGACGGACAAGCCGGCCGGCCAGCGCCTCGCGCCCCTCTGCGACCGACAGCCGGGCATATTTCGGCAGGGTCTTGTAGACCGACAGCGGCGCCTGAAAGACCGTCACATAGCAGGAACGCCCGACATTCTGCCCGTCGACCATCCGGCCACGATGCGGGCAATCCCCGCAGATGGCGCTATCGGCACCCGTCTTGACCGCCTCCACCGGGCTCATGTCCCGGCGGATAATCCACGTCTGCACGATGTCGCCCGTCTTGGCATTCCGCGACCGCTTGCCCAGCCCGGTTGCCACTAGGGCAATCGGCGAACCATCAAGAGCCGAACGGCCTTCCCACAAGATTGCGCTTTCCATGTTGCCTACCTTTGCAGTTGTAGAGTTGCGCTTGGTTTCGGACATGCTTGTCCCGTGACCCCGGAGGGTTCGTCAGCCCGGCAGCATCAGCCGAGGACCATTCGCGTCAGTCATGCTTCACGATGTCAAAGATCGGACCCCTTTGAGCGGCGTCCCCGGCACCGGTCGGCAGCGGCTAGGCCGTCGTTCGGTGTGACCAGAGATAAGCACGTCGGGCTGATAGACGTCAAGTTATTAGTTGGAGAGTTACGCATGGCGCCTGAAAGGCCGGGAAACGCTGGGGTTTCAGCCCGTTTTGGGCATGTGGAAAAACAGGGTCGGTGAAAAAAAGTTTGGGCCGATTTGCGGATTGTTCGGCCGGAAAGGCCTGCACCAGGTGCGCACCCTAAGCCGGACGTGGCGCCGATCCTGCCCGATGCCGGACCGATGCCGCCACGATTGCCGGCGGGGCAAAAAACAGGGGCTGGCATGTGGGCGCCGGGTTTCACTCCCGCGACCCATCGGCTGGACCGTCAACCCATCGGCGCCCGTGCCGTCGACCCATCGGCGCCCGTGCCGTCGACCCATCGGCGCCCGTGCCGGCTTAGGGTTGCATCCCCTTTGCAATCGGATGGCCCAAGGTCGACGCATGCCCGGATTGCCGGGCTTTGCGCGGCGATGGTCAGGGCAGGGTGTGCCGAGATTGTGCCAACCATAGGCGGAAACCGCACGTCGCGCGGACGGTTGTGCTACGCTTGCGCCTGGGTGACGCGGGCGCATGCGCGAGGCTGGCATTCGATGGGGGGCCAGGGGGGGCGGGCGGCTCGCGCGGGGGGTGACATCCCCTCGTAAATCTGGCTGCAATTTTTAGTCCGACCACTCGGGCACACGTCCCGAAACCCCAGCGTTTCCAGGGCTTTAATTTTCTGGACCCTCTTGAAGATCAGCCCACTCCGCCCCCGTTCAGATATACATTAGGTCATACATTAAGTGTGACATCACGAGGGACGTCACGAGTTTCGGAAAGGGGTACCCAGATACGATGATGGGTATATCCCATCACGAGGACGAGGCATCAGGTGAGACGGTGGGACCGAAGGATGACCTGATGATCGTCCCCCGGTCCCACTCCCCGGCCTCCTACCGGTCGGAGCTATATTCCCACAGGCTGTCCCACTCCTCGGGCATGTCGTGCAGATCGTCCACACGGAGCCTCCGGCCACGCCAGAGAGACGCGCCGCCCTCGAGGGCATCGACGAAGCTGTCGATCAGCTCCTCCTGCTCGGCTTGCTTCTGGGCCTTGGCGGCGGATACCTGATCCATACCCATCGAGCGCAGGAAGTGCGCCACGCCGCCGGCCACGCTGTCGAGGCGGTCGTCATGCCGGAGGGAGTTCCGGTCGCGGGTGATGTGGGTGAGCTGGTAGATGAGCGAGTAGTCCCGCTCCTCGGTCTTGACGTCCTCGCGGATGACGGCCTCGTTGACGATCAACCGGTGTGCCGAGAGGACCGGCTCGAGGGTGTCGATGATCCGCGCTTCCTTCTGCCCCTTGGCCCACTCGCTCTCCTTGACGGCACACTTGCCGGGGTAGACGCGTTCGAGGATGGGACTGAAGGCAGCGACCCACATGCCCTGGCCGTAGTTCGGCTCGACCAGCACCTCGCGGACGCGGTACTTCTTCACGTCGAGCGCGATGCGCTGCATGGCTGTCGTGGGGTCGCCGATCTCGGCCTGGTTGTCGATCAGGTAGATCATGCCGTTGAGCTGGCCCAGGATCGACCATGAGGTCTCGTCCTTGCCACGCCCGGCGGGATCGACGAACAGGATCAGCTGGTCGTAGTCGACCCACTCGCTGTCGACGAACAGCGGACGCAGGAGGTGGTCGCCCGAGAACCCGAGGTTCGGGATGTCGTTCACGAGGTTCCGGCGGTTGCTGTCGAGCCCCCACTGGACGGTGCGCGGCGCCTTCGCCACATTCGTCGCAAAGATGATCAGGTCGTGCGTCTTGAGCGGATACCGCTCGGCGTCCGACAGGCTCGTGTCGAGCATCATCTGGAGGGCAAAGTGGCTCGCGCCCTTGGCCTCCGCAGAGATCAGCTCCTCGTGCCCGAAACGGGTGTCGGTGGGGACGCCGTGGGTGATGAGCCCTCGGTCGAACTTGGCGATCAGGTAGGGGGCGAGGATGTCAACCACCGCCCTGCCGGGCGTCTGCATCCGGTAGTTCTTGAGCTTCTCGGCAGATGGGAAGCGCACCGGCAGGCACCAGCAGCGGAAGCCCATTTCGGTGACCAAGACGTTGTAGACGGACTCCTCGGTCTGGGGAGTGCCGAGGAAAATCTGGTCGCCCTTGCCGTGCTCGGTCTTGGTGATCGGGTCGAAGTCCGACCGGACCGTGTTGAGGATCGAGGTGCGGGCCGCCTCGGTCTTGGAGTTCTTCGGGATTTCGATGTCGTCGGCCACGATGAGCGTGGCGCGGCTACCGGTAATCTGGCCGTCGATCCCTCGGGCCTTGACGGAGAACGACTGGGATAGATTGGCCCCGGCCACGTCGAACTCCTCGGCCGTGTCGCGGCGTACGGCGCCATGCTCACGGTCGCCGTCCAGCAGCCACATGACCATCGTCATGGACTGCAGCAGGCCCTTCACCTGGGCCACGAACTCCTTCGCCTTGCCGCCGGTGGCCGAGACCACCAGCACCTTCTCGTCGCGCGGGTTGCGCATGAGGCGCCAGATGACGAACGCGGCGGTGATGTAAGATTTGCCGAGCCCACGGAAGGCCCGGATGATGTCCTCTCGAGGACGGTCGAATAGTGCGAGCGCCTCTTGGGGCGTCAGCACTGTTTTTTCGGCGCTGTCGTATCCGTACTGGAGACGGTGCGCGATCTCGTACTGGGCTTCGGTCGGTCGCGGCAGCCCGAGGTGTTCCCACACCCTCTCGAGGAAGGTGGGGAAACTCTCGTAGCTCTCCCAGTCGTCCTCCGGGCGGAGGAACCAGTGGGGGACTTCGACGTCGGCGCCATCCGGTCCGGTGATCCAGACCGACATGGGCTTAAGCATCTAGCTTGGGGGAGCCTTGTGTGATGTCGGGGCGGCGCCGGTTCAGGAACTGGGCCAGCTTCTCGACCTTCTCCTTGTCGGCTGCGTCCTTCTCGATCTCGTCAGCCCAGTCCTTGACGAACTTGGCGGCGACGGCGAGGAGCGGGGCGCCCGGAGGGAGGACGACTTCGTTACCCTCCTTGTCGAGAGCGGTGACGCCATTGGTGATCTGCGTCTCGAGGCTGTCGAGCAGTGCGTCCTTGAGGGTCTTGACGGTGGCCTTGGTCACTTCGTCAGCACCTTTCGCACGGCGCCCAGCTTGGAATGGCAGTCCGAGTAAGCGTCATGTAGATCGACAATATAGTTTGCGACCTTCTTGGAGTTTGAAGTATCCGCCGGAACTGCGGGATCGTCGCGGCACACGAGCAGCGCCGGTGCAACGGTCGGGCCGGGGCCTCTAGCGGTTGCGCAGCCCGTCAAGAGCAGCGCGGATGTCAGCAGGAACGCTGCCCCCAGGGCTCGCATTGATGGTCTCCTTGATGTGGTTGGTCTTCTCGGCCCGCTGGCGCTCGATCTCGAGCTGCTCACTGAGGGCCTTGGTGTTGCGCTCGGCGATCTGCCGGGCTTCGATCTGGGTCGCGAGGTTCGCCTTGAGGCGGGCGTTCGCGTCCTGCAGTCCGCTGACGTAGAGCCAGCCGCAGGCGAGCAGCACGAGTGCCGCAGCGCCCACGGTGACCCGCCTAACCAGCGGGTTGGTCAGGAGGGAGAGAAGGTTCAGTGGGGTCTCCGAGGATGGTGCCGGTTTTCCACTGCACGAAGCGGCGCCACGCGTAGAGCGAGGCGGTCGTGAAGAAGGCCAGCAGGGTTGGGAGGTCGACGGGGCGGCTCGTGAACAGCGCGACACCCAGCCCGATCACGCACAGCCACATGGCCGTCTTGGTGATCGAGAGGATGCGCTTGCCGGGCTCGAGGAGGTTGAGGAACCGCACTACGGCAAGCAGCCGCTTAGTCACGGCGACGGACTTCGATCAGCTTCGCGACGATCTGGATGACCAGCCAGAGCACACCCAGGATTGGGAGGACAATGGAGGCGATCTCGGAGACCGTCTGGAGGGTGGGGAGCCAGATCGGCGAGGCGACAGCGGCGCCGGCCGTGGCATTGGTCAGGGAGTTCTGCATATCCTTGTTCATGCGCTCTGGCGCATATTTCGCGCCTATGCGGTCTAGCGCATAAGCAGGGCGTGTCTCAGAAAGAGGAGAGCCCCGACAGTGCAGGTGGCGAGCACTGCGGGGACGGCGAGTTCCCAAGCCCCGACCATGGCGAAGCATCGCCCGAGGTCGAGGTTGGAGATTGCCCAGATGGTCCAGTCGCCGGGGTGGTCGTACCAAGTCCGGTCGTGCTGGACGCAGCACTGGTAGAGGTCGATGCCGCGCCAGCTGTTGAGCCAGCCGGTGCAGCCATCGGTCTCGAAGGTCACGGCCAGCCGGTCGTGATGTCGATAGCGTCGAGCGCCTCGGCGTCCCCGGCGGCCATGATGGCCTCGGTCAGCTCGCCCTCGCGGTCGAAGCAGGCCTGGACGTGGGCACGGACTGCCGTGGCGATTGCGACAATGGTGGGCGCGTCGAGCGTCGTGAAGACGCCATCTGCCACTTTCCAGCGGATGGTGTAGCCGGGATCAGCCAGGGCCGTCACGAAGGCGGCGGTGAGGATCGAGGCGGTTTGCCGGTCGGTCTTGATGGGCGTCCCCGCGATGACCGTCCCGCCCTCTTCAAACCCACGCCGCGTTGCGTCAAGAGCGGCCAGCTTTCCCGCTCGGAGGGCGCCGATAGGGGTCGCGGCAAATTCCAGATATTCGTGGGGGAGGCCTTCTCTTTCGCCCAACGTCTCGGAGACGACGTGGTGGCCGTCAGGAACGGGGTCTCGGGTGATCTGGACGAGGCCGAAGGTCGCCAGCACGTCGGCTGGATAGACCGCGCCCGCATTCCGAGGGAGGGCGAACAGCTCGTCGATCTTACCCTGTCGGGGGCGTGGCTGGCCCGCCCAGACCTCCCACTTGTCGGCGTCTTTGAATGCAATCTTTGTCATGATGTCTCAAACAGGTTGGATGGCGACCGTGCGCGTTACGCTTGCCGAACTCGCGGCAAACGAGAACGGCGTGGGGTCGAGGCTCGGCGCCTTCAGCTCGGCCTTGGTCAGGACCGTTCTGGAGCCGTTGTTGCTGGTCGTGCTCGCCTGTCCAGCGTCGGTGAAGCCGTCCGGGACCGCCGTAGGTGCCGGCGAACCTTCCTTGTGGACGATGGCCAACCACAAGGTTGCTTTGCTGCCCCAGGCGGGGCTCAGCTCTGGCGGATTTGGAGAGCCTGTAACTGCACTGCCGGCGACGCTAACCTGCGGCTGGCCTTGGGCGCCGGAGACCCGCGCAGTCAGTACGCTTCCCCCGCGTGGAGTTCCGCTTGCGGACAAGCTGACGGAAGAACCCTCGCTGCCGGTCGCGTACCTGTAGTAGCAGGCGGCGTCTCGCAGTGCCCCGCCGCCGCCCGAAGCGTACAATTGCTGCCACCCCGAGGGGGCACTGGAAGTTCGCACAGTGGCGGCCTCTACCAATGTGGTGACGAGCAGCAGGAGGTCGCCAGCAACTATGCCGCTGGGAAGCGGCACAGAGGTTGTCGCGGCCATGGAACCGACATAGCTGGCTACACCCTCCAAGATCGGGAACGCCTCAGCACCGGCCCCGCTTGCCTCCTCCTCGAAGTATCCGGGGAAGCTCATACGGCGGTCTCCGCCACCGAATACACCCGCACCTTACCGTTTCGCACGGTTCCGGCGACCTTGTAGATGGCGAACACTGACGAGGGGACGCCGCCCACTTCCGCGAAGTCGAAGTACGTCGTGCTCCAGGAGTGGTTGTGGTTGCCGGTGAACACGATGATGAGGGGCAGACCATCCTTCAGGTTCTGGGCCGAGATGGTCCGCGCGGAAGCCGTGGTGACCGTGAAGCGGCACCCGTTGTTGTGGTTGACGGTGATGGTGGTTCCGTCCGCCAACGTGGCCCATGCCATTGCGGCCTGTGCCGTCGCAGCGTCCACCAGCTTGGCAGCCGTGCCTGCCCGAAGCCCTGCGGTATCCGCAATCGTTGCTGCGGCGAGCTTGGCGTAGGTTACGGCGCCGTCCGCGATACGCGCCGCGCTCACCCAGCCGTTCGCGGTGATTGCCGCAAGGGCCGAGGCGATCTCGGATAAAGTGTCGAACGAGGCCGAGACGCCGTTGCGCAAAGCGTCAAAGGCGGTATCGACGTAGCTGGTGGTCGCCTTGGCATCCAGAGCGGTCTGGAGGCCCGAGATCGTGGCGATAGCCTGAGTGCCCGTGTGGTTGGAGCGGGCCTTGAGGTTGGCATCACTGTCGTTTGCCGTCGCGCCTGCCGCAATGCCTGCCAGCTTGGTGCGCTCGGCCGAGGTCATAACCTTATGGGTTGCGGTCTCGGCAATCTGGTCAGCGGCATAGTCTCCCGACTGGGGCGACACGACGCCACCCCGGCCATTGAAGGACGAAACACCGCCGCCGGCCGCAGCCATAGCCTCATTGGCACTCTGGGCCGCCGCCGCAGCGTGGTCGAACGCATTGCTCTCGGAGGTCGCCGCCGCAGTGGCAGAAGCTGCAGCTGCCGTGGCGCTGCCCACAGCCTCGCCTGCCTTCGTGGTGGCCGTGGTGGCTGACCCAGCGGCAGCCGTGGCGCTGCTCGCCGCTTGGCCGGCCTTGGTCGTCGCCGTGGTGGCGTGTCCCGAGGCTTCGCTGGCCTTGGTTGTTGCAGTCGACGCGTGACCCTGAGCGGCCGTTGCGTGACCCTGAGCGGTAATCGCCGAGCCGGCCGCAGCCGTCGCCGAGGTGGCGGCCTCGCCAGCCTTGGTCGACGCGGTAGTCGCCGAGTTGGCCGCAGCCGTCGCCGAGGTGGACGCTTCGCCGGCCTTGGTCGACGCCGTGGAGGCAGACCCGGCAGCCGCCGTCGCTGCGCCGGCCGCAGCAGTTGCAGAGCCCTGCACGGTCGAGAGGTAGCCCGAGGCAGCCGTGGCGGAGGAGGCAGCCTCGCCGGCCTTGGTGGCCGCCGTCTGGGCCGAGGTGACGATCTCAGCGGCCTTGGCGGTCGCCGTGCTGGCCGAGCCTGCCGCTGCCGTAGCAGAGCCAGCAGCGTCGGTCGCCCTGTTGCCCGCGACGACGGCAGAGGCCGCAGCCGCAGCAGCCGAGGCGGCAGCGTTGATCGCGGACTGTAGCGCTTCGGCGGCCTTGGCGATTGCCTGCGCCACCGGGGAAGCCAGCGCGGTCAGCACCCAGTTCTTAGTGGTCGCGTCCTGATTGCCGATAGGGTCGGCGAGGTTCACGATCCGCTTGTTGGCAGCGGTGAACTGGCCGGTTGCCGGGTCGTCGCCCACGCCAGCGTTCGCTTGGTCGTTGGCCTCCTGCGCGAGGTAGAAGCCCTGCAGGCTGTCGGTGTCGAGGTCGTCTTCGTTCAGGCTCGAGGGCGAGACGTAGTCGACCAGTCGTGAGTTCGGGGAGGTCAGGCGCTTGACGAGCACCACCGCGCCCGCTCCGGGTGCCGTCGTGATGCGAATGTGGGAGGGGTCGATCCACGTCCAGGCCGTCGTGAGGGCGCCGTTGACGTAGACCTGAATGTGGCTTCGGTCGAGATAGGGGAAGTCGACCGGGAAATCCTTGGTGGCCCCATCACCGAGGTAATAGGACCGGGAGAGGTAGGCCATAGGCTCCTTGCTCTGGTGGGTGGAGAGCGGGAGCCGAAGCCCCCGCCCTATTCGTCTTTCAGCCCGGTCAGTCGACCGAGCAGGTTTGCCTGCATCTTGTAGGGCATGAGTGCCATGACCTTGCGCATGACATCCGGGTCCGGCTCGTCGGAGAACATCCCCGCCACAGCCGATCCCGCCTTCTGCACGTCCGAGCCGAGGGCGAAGTTGATGCCCAGCAGGCTCTCCGCCCACCCGTTGCGGGCGTAGCGAGACCCGCCGCCGAACCCGGTGATGCCGGAGGTCAGCTTGAGGGTGCTGTCGATGTACGGGCTCATGTAGCCAAGCATGCCGGTGCGGTCGACCAGCTCGTAGACCGTGTTGCCGATCTTCTCGCTGGTGAAGCGCTCGGACGGGTCGCGGCCATTGATCAGGTCCTTGGCCACCATCACCGCCATGCCCGAGCCCAGCAGCATCCCGAGGGCCGTGATGGCTCTCTTGTCCTGGAAGTGCGTAAGCCTCTGGGCCAGCGGGTAGCCGACCTGATTGGCGAACGTGAAGGTGAACGTCTGGAATGCCAGCAGGAACCGGGCGAGCGGCTTCGACATCAGACGTGGGGTGTCCCCAACGTCAGGCGTCGTGATCGCACGGTTCATGTCGCGCAGCAGAGCAAGCTCCACGTCACGCGCGGCTTCCGCCCCGTCGCCACCTTCCCACCGCTCGAGGTGGGGGTCGAACCGCCCGTTGGGCAGGGTCTCGCCATGCTTCTCGAGGAAGCCCGCGATGCGGGTCGCCTCCTTCCGGCCGATGCCGAGAGACGCAAGGTCAGCCATTTCGAGAGCGGTTAGTTCGCCCTTCTGGCCGGCCGGGATCAGAGCCCGACGCGTCAGGGTGTTGAGGTTGTCCATCATGGCCAGCCCCGCGATGACCTTCCAGCCACCGTTCCAGATGCCTAGGCCGCCGATGCGGTGACCGATCTCGGTCCCGATCTCGAGCCCCTTGTCGACAGCGCCGGTGATCTTCTTGGCCGCCCCGATGCCGATCCCGTAGCCGCGAAGGCCACCGGTGGTGACATCCTCGACGCCAAACCGGGCAGCCGAGGCGTGGGCGCCGGACAGCTCAACGGCGGCGATCAGGGACTTGAAGTGGGTCGGATCGTCCGCCTGCGACTGCCGCATGATCTCGGCCGCCTGCTTGCCGTACTTCGCCAGCAGGGCCGCAGGGTTGCCGTGCCGAAGCGCGACAGCCGCCACGTCGGTCATCGACGAGACGGTGAAGCCGGAGTTGTAGCGGAGGAGGTTCAGCTTGGTGAACTTCTCCATGCCCCAGTTCATCCAGCCCGTGGACGTCCCGTCGTCGACGAAGTTGCCGCCCTTGTGCCGGGCGCGGGCCTCCTCGATATTGGCGAGGGTGACCTTCTGCTCCTGATTGAGGGCGTTCTTCTCGGCCTGATCCTTGGCCGCCGCGATGCGCTCGCTGTAGTCGTACTCGATGGTCTTGCGGACATCTTCCCAGCTGCTGAACCTCTGGCCCTTGCCGATGCCGAGAGCTTCGTCGAACGACAGGTCAGAGGCCAGCTGGTCGTACTGCATGCGCAGGATCAGCGAGAGGTCGTCACGCAGCCAGCCCTGCTGGATCGCCTCGGCCCGCTGGTCGCGGGTGAGAGACAGGACGCGCTCCTTGATCCGGCCGCTCTCGCGGTCAGAGATTTCGAGCGCCCTCTCCATGATGCCGTGCGGGGCAACGCCCCGGCGGGCAATGTTGTCGTAGACCTCGTCGATCACCTCGCTGAGCGGGGTCTTGCGCTTCGCAGCGCGGAGTTCCCGCACGGCGGCCTTGGCGGTCTTTGCGGTGATGCCCCGTGTCTCCTTGGCGGAGCGCAGGGCGAGCGTGAGGTTCTGACGTGCCTTGGTGACCCCCTCGTGCAGGGCATCAGCCTTGCGGTACGCCTCATCAAGCTGCTGAGCGATCTGCTCCAGTTCGAGGGCTTCTCGCTCCAGCTGACGCAGCCCTACGGCCGCCTCGCGGGCTTTACCCTGCTGCCGGGCAGTCTCAACGCGGACGTTGTCGATGTCCTGCCGCGCCGTAGCGTCGGCACGGGCGAGCTTCTCGGGCGCCTCTGCGGCGGCTTTCTCGGCCCGGACATAGTCACCAGCGTCGAGGACGCGGGGATTGCCGGAGGCGTCGACCGGGGTGGCCGGGTCCGTCAGCAAGTCCTCGATGGTCGCGTCCAGCTTCTGCTGGGTGACCTCGACCTTCGTGGCCCGCTGCATCTGGGTCCGCTCGAAGGCGGTCTGGATGCCGGCCTCAGTGCGAGCGGTGCGGTCGGCCGTCGTCATCTTGGCAGCCGTGCTGGCCTCGATGAATGCCCGGACGTCCTTCTCCCACAGGGCCTTCTTGGTCCTGTTGGCCTCGACACGGGCATGCAGCGCGTCCCGGCGCTTCCGCGCTTCGGACAGGGTGATGTCCATCTCGTCGCGGCGGGCGATGCGTAGGTTCCGCATGGTGTCCATGAGGTCGAGCTTGGCGGTCTTGTCCGCCTGGAGCGCGGCACGGACCTGATGCTCGGCCTGCTCGATCCGCCACACGACGCCATCGCCGGCCCAGTCCTCGCGGATGGCCTGCTTGGCCGCATCGTCCAGGGCGTCGAACTCGGCGAGCCCCATGTGGTGGTTGGCGATCAGCCACTCCTGCTCCGGCCGGGCGGCCAGTATCTTGTGCAGGAATGCCTTGGTGCCCGCCTCGTTCTGCACGACGGCGTCCCGGTTCCATAGCTGGGCATGACCATAGTCACGGCCGAGGGGAACCGGCTTGCGGGCCTCGTTGGCGTAGAGCTTGGCGATATGGTCGCGCTTGGCGCGGAGCGCTTCGACAGCCTTGACGTCGGTCTTGTCGGCCACCTTCACCGCCTCGCGGGCGGCTACCAGCTGGGCCTTGAGATCGGCGGTGACCATGGGGTCCTGCAACTTGCCCCACTTCTGGAGCCGGGCAGTCCACACATCGTTGAGCGCATGGACGCGCTCCGACAGCTCCTTGGCCTTCGCGTCGAGCTTGGCGAAGTGCTCGCCGTACTTGGCTTCCAGCTTCTTGACCTTGGGGTCGTCGAGCGTCGAGTAGAGGTGCCGCTGGGTCAGCAGGTAGAGGTCCGACTGGCTGATCCCCTTCACCGCCTTGCCGATCTCCATCTTGAGTTCGCGGGTCGTCGTCTCAAACCGGTTCGCCAGCCGCTCGAACTCGGACGAGTAGAGGGACTTGAGGGCGGTCGCCGTGCGGGCGTTCCCGACGAACTTGAGATTGCTCTCGAGGATGATCCCGGCAGGGTCGAAGATGCGGGCGCCGACCGACCGGGCGACCGGGGAGGCAGCGCGGAGCACCTGCCCCTTGATGGTCGCGGAGTTGAACAGGTCGCCGGCCTTGCGGACCAGGCGACCTACCGGCCCCGTGGGCTCGCTGCGGGCAATCGTGACGCTTGTCTCGTCGAGGGCCTTGGCGCCCGCCGAGGCGCCGAGCATGCGGTCGTGGACCCGCTCCAGCGCGTCCGCATCGTTGATGAGGTCGGCGATCTCCTCGCCGGACAGTTCGTCCCGCGCCCCGTGGGACGTGGTGGTGATCTCGCCGTCGCGCCGCAGGTTCTCCCGCTTGAAAACGAGGTCGGGGTTCTTGGGGTTGAGCGCAGAGCGCGGATGCAAGGCGCCCGCGAAGATGCCCAGCCCGCCCCCCACGGCAGCACCGATGCCGATGTTCATCAGGCTCTCCTCGAGCGTCCGGGAACGCTGGGTGGACTGGAGGATGCCTTCGGAGACGGTGGTCTGCAGGGCGGTGTTGAACGCCAGCAGTCCCGCTCGGCCGACCATGCCGGCTTTGGATGCCACCCCGATCAACGGGATGTAGGTCGTGGGGTCGGCAAGTGCGCCGAAGATGTCGCCGATGAAGGCACCCACGACGTCCCCCTCCATTTTGCCGAGCAGGTCCTGCTCGTAGAGGATGTCGTCGACCACAGCTTTCAGCTGCCGGTCGGAGCGCACACCGTCGAAGTCGCCATCGCTGATGGCCCCCTTGATCTTGCCGAGGGTCTCGGTGTCGTATTGGTCCTTGAGGGCGGCGTAGGGATTGTAGCCCGCCACCTCCTCGCCCTTGCGGGCATCGTCGCCATCGGTCAGCTCATGCCAGATCGAGGCCAGAATGTTGCCCCGCTGGAAGGCAGCGGTCACCGCCTCCCCGAATGCGTGGGGATTGTCCTCATGCGGGACGGACCGGATGACAGCGCGGTGAAGCTCACTCAGAGCTGCGCCCTCGAAGCCGAGGTTTGAAGCGGTGTCCTCGGGCAGAGGGTCATATGCGACCGTCATCCGGTCCTCCGTGGTTGGTTGTGGTTAGTAGAAGCGGTTGGTGTCGGCGTCGTAGCGCGACCCCGTGGGGTTGTCGGAGTTGGCTCGAGCCCGGTCCGCTGCCGCCTGATTGGCCATGTCGTAGGACTGAGCGGAGCTGTAGCCCTGAGACCGGTACTGATCGACGACGGTCATCGAGCGGCTTGTTCCGCCACCCGAGCCGACAGACGCCGATCCGCCGTGGTAGGACGACCCGCCACCCCCGGAGGAGTTGACGGCCGGCCGCGCAGCGGAAGGCACCGGTAGGCCCATCGCACCGTTCCCGGTGGTCGCCGCAGCTGCCGGCCTTCCGGCGAGCGGGGAGCCCTTGGCAGCGGCCCCCATGATGACGGGAGGCACTTCGACCTCAGGACGCTTCTTGCCGTCGATCCCGAAATAGTCATCGAGCATCTGGGCCGCCGGCAGGTTCGGAAATGCAGCCGCTGCGCCTTTCGGCGTGTTGGCGCTTGCCGTAACTGAGCCGACCGGCATGCGGAGGCCTTGAGGGGGCGGCTGGATCGGCTTGACGTCCGTGGCGCCGACCTTGGCCGGACCGAGGATTTCCCGCTCCACCCTCGCGGCGAGCGCCGGGGCGCCCTGAGCGTTGGCCATCACGCTGGGCGGCTTGGCCAGTGGGAACGGTGTGTCCCCGGTTGCCTTGGCGCGGGCGGCGAGCTTGTCGTCGACCGATGCCGGGAAGGGAATCGCGGCGGCCCTTCCGGGGGCCGAGCCGACAACAGCCAGTGCCGTGCCCACAGCGGGCATCGAGCCCGGCGGGACGAGGCCGCGCATAACGGCGTCGGGTGACAGGGCGTATTGGGTCGGGGCCGTCTTGCTGGTCAGGGTGGCCCGCATTTTCGGGTCTTCCCCACCGTAGAACCAGAACCGGCCTTCGCCCTGGCCGAGCGGCGTTGAGCCGGGCACAGAGCCTCCGATCAGGTCGAGGTGGAGGGACTGCGTCGAGCCGTTCGTCGGCAGGCCGACCGACCCGATGTTCCGGGCGATCCAGTCCTGCGCCAGCGGCTGCATCTGCGCCGCATTCAGGCGGTTGCCGGCAGGGTCATGGATGTAGATGTCGGCCGCCGTCATGGTGTCATGACGTCGCGAACCGGTCCTGCCCGTCGATCCGTCCTGCCCGCCACTGATAACCGACACGCGGTAGTCCGCGCCGTAGACCGCCGTTACCGAGGCCCTGATCTGGGCTTCGAGATTCGGGTCGACGGTCAGGCTGCGCGTGGCCGATTTGTTGTCGTAGGTCAGGGCGGCGAGGTTGTCGGTCGGGATGTCCACCTTGAGCGCCCCGGACCCATTGGGCACGAAGTTCATCTGGGTGTTGGTCGGGGTGACCTCGCGGCCGGCGACCGTCACTCTCCCGTCCCTCACCGCGACCGCGTTGTAGTAGTCGGCGAACTTGGGCATCAGCTTGGCCGCGTCGGCCGTGCCGTTGAACATCGAGGTCTCGATGTACCGGCGCTGCTTGATCGCCTCGACCTGGGAATGGTTCGGGTTGAAGGTTTGGGTGAGCAGCGCAGCGGTGATCGCCGCGTTGTCGCCGGACCGCAGAACGGGGGCGAGGTCGGACAGGCGCTTGGGGGCGTTGTAGGCGACCGACACGAGGGCCAGTCGCTGGTTCTGGGTGACCGCAGTGCCGCCCAGCGCCCGGTCGACAACCTTCTCGTAGTAGAGGATGTCGTTGTCGAATAGGTGCTTTGCCTGCGCGGTCGTGATCGTGGACTTGCCGCTGTAGACGGCGTCGAACGACACGGTGTTGCCGAACGCCCGGCTCCACACGTCGCGAGCGCCTTCCTTGTCCATGTAGAAGCCGAGGCCGACAGAGCGGCCCCCGGCGTCGGGATAGGACTTCGTGCTGATGCTTTCGAGGGACGCGATCATGGCGAACCGGGAGGCGGTATAGGTCTCGGTGGATGAGCCGTACCGGTCGAACGCGCGGGTGCCGAACTGGGCCGATGCGCTGTCCATCTGGGCCATCGCCTCGCCGGCAATGTCGTGGAAACTTTCCGCCACGCGGACAGGCTTGGTGATGCCTGCCGACATCGGGATGAGGCCCTCGGCCTTCAAGGTGGCGGTCAGGCTGGACTGAAAGGACGAGAGCAAGTCGGCGCTCGTCATAGCCTTCAAGGCCAAGGGGTTCTCCTATTGGTTATTGGGTGTAGACGGGGTCGATGATGCCCATCGGGAGGCCGACCGGAGCGGGAGGCTGCGGAGGCTCAACTGGAGCCGGCGTGGACTGGAAGGCAGCTTCCTGCTCGTCCAGCGTCTTGCCGGCCTGATCGCCGAAGTTCGGGCGGTAGCCCATCTGCCAGACGACGCCGGCAGGGGTGTCGACGCGGACCCATCCGAATCCTTCGGGGAGGTCAAACAGCTTGCTCATTTCGGCCGCGTTGGCGGGGATCGTGACCGCCTGCGACGGGGTGTTGGGCGCGAGGCGGACGCTACCGACCACCCCCATGGCGGCAACTGCCATCGGCGCGACCGTCGAGTCCTTCGACTGCAGGGTCACGGTGTCGCCAGCGGCGAAGGTGAGAGGCATCGCATCCGGCCCGCGCACGTCGAACATGCCCCGAGCCTTCATGTCCGGGTTCATCGGCTCATTGAGGTAGATGTGGTCGGGATTGCCCCCGGGCAGCAGTGCGGGGAAGGCCCTGCGCAAGCCTTGCTTTGCCTGCTCGAACACCGCAATGGTGTCGACAGGGCGGCCGGTGACCGGGTTGATGACCTCGCGCCCCATGCGGATGCGCGTGTCGAACTGGCCGTCGTCATTGACGTACTGGCTGTTCCGTGCGGCGTTGGGTGTCAGCCGGGTCTTCCCGTTCGCGACGGGCAGGAGGTCATAATTCGAGACCACCTGATCGACCGCAGAGCGGACGCCCGCCTCCCAGCCGAGGCCGGAAGCCTCGAACTCGATGGCCTTGAGCCGCGCGCGTTCCAGCACCGTGCTCGTGAGGTCGAGGGGCAGTATCACCTCTGCCTGAAACCAACCGCCAGTGCCGAGCCGGTCATTCAGCTGTGCCTTGACGACGTCGTTCACCCTTGTGTCGGCCGCCTTGGCGTCGGGCTCCTTGGTGATCTTCTGCCACGTCACGTCCCAGTCCTTGACCTTGTCGCGAGCCTCGTTGACCCGCGCCAGGATCGCGTCCAGCGGCTCATGGGGAGAAGCGGCCTGGATCGTGTAGGCGTGGTCGTAGAGGTTCTTGGCGGCGGACGAGAGGTAGGCCGACGCAGCTTCCTTGCCGGTGGTGGCCGACAGGATGTTCAGCGTCTCGATGGCTCGGGCCTGCATTTCGGGGCTGCGGGTGTCGAGGATCGCGGCGGTGAGGACCGCACTGGCCTCCTCAGGCACCAGCCCGCCCATCCCGTTGAGGATTTGAGCAGCCTGCTTGGGCTCGGCGTCGAGGATCGTCGCTAGGCCCATCTGCTCGAGCATCTTGGGGAAGCCCTTGCGGACATCGGAGGGGTCGACCGATCGGTCGCCGCCGATCCACGACATCGTGGACGCTGCGAGGTCTAGGTCCTTGGCGACATACCCGAGTGCTGTGTCGATCTGGTCGAGCAGCGTATTGATCCGGCCGGGGTTGCCGAACTGCTGGCGGTGCTTGAGCGCGTCGACCGTTACCGACTTGAGGTCTTCGGCAGACTTGGCCTCACGGATGCGATCCTGCAGAGACGTGAAGCTCTCCAGCTCGGCCGCAGAGTTGATCTCGTTGTAGGCCGCGACTGCGCTCGTCTGGAATGACGCGTAGGCGTCGGGGAAGGACTGCGCGAAGGACCTGCCGTTCACGCCGGTGCCCTCCTGAGAGAGCATCTTGGCCACCGCGAGCATCTTTTCGGGGTGGTTGTTGGCCGCCACGAGCAGCGCATTGACCACTCGAGTGGGCGCCTCGGCCGCGTTGAGCGGATCGAGCGTCCTGGCCTTGTTGAAGTAGTCGGTCAGCTTCTCGGGCGTGATCGAGCCAGAGGCCACGTCGGCCTCAACCAGCTGGCCAAGGGCTTCGATGCCCCGGTCGGTCTGGTACTTGATCGCCGCCTTCATGTGCTCGGGCAGCAGGCCGTCCGTGCGGTCGAAGAAGCTGGCGATCAGCTGCCCCTCGTAGTCGGGATCGTCCGAGCCCATGAGGTTCTCGAGCGCCCACTGCTGGCGGGCGGCGGCGAGGTCACCCGTGGGGTTCCCGGGCAGCCACTCGCTCATGTACCATTCGGTGAAGTCCTGAGCGGCGTCGAAGCCGTCGCGCTGTGCCCGGACCGAGCGGAAGGCGGAATAGTAGTCGTCGTCCCCGACGAGATCGGGGTCCATTTCCTTGCCAGCCAGAGCATCCCCTAGGGCCTGCTGCTTCTGGGCTTTGTTCTGCTGCTCGATCTCGGCGAGCTTGCCGCGCTGATAGCCCTCCTGCACGGAGGCCAGGGCGTTTACCCCGGCCCCCATGAAGCGGGAGATCGAGTCGTTCAGGGCATAGAGGGCATCGCTCTCGGTGTCTCGGTACTGGTGAACCTCTTGGCCCACCAGCTGCGAACGTTCCGTGGGCACACCGGACTGAGCCAGTTTGCCCGCGAATTGCGTCCGGGCAACGCGGACTGACTTACCGGTGTCTGCCATTTACCATCCTCGGTTGTTTTGCGCAGCGCTGAGCTGCGTGTTCTGGTTGTAGAAATTGCCGGCGATCTGCAGCCCGGACCCGGCAAAGCCGAGCCATGCCGAGGTGGTCGCGGCGGAGGCCTGATTGGCGGCGATGTTGACGCTCTCGATGAAGCCGTTCTTGGCCGACCGCTTGGACGCCTCGCCAGCCGCGATGTTGGACAGCCGGTTCCGCTCCATGCGGGCGACGTCTGCACCGTCGAGGTAGGCGATGTTGCGGATCATCTGCGACATGGTCGTGCCGGAGACGCCGCGCTCCATGCCCGACATCCGGGCACCGGCGAGGTCCGTATTGGCCTGCCGGATGCGGTCGGACTTCTGCTCGTTGGCAATGCGATTGACTTCGAGCTGCTGCCGAGCGACCTCGAGGAACACCTCGGCGGTCTGCTTTTGCGCGGTATCCTTTTGAGCCCGCTCGGCCTTCTTGGCGTTGTTCGCCTGAGTTAGCGCACCGATCCCACCGATGACCAGCTGGCCAGCGGCGAGACCCATGCTGATGGGGTCACCCATTATCCTTGCCTGCTGATCTCGTTGAAGAAGCCGGTCCACGCCGCAGAGACGATGGAGAACGGCATGAACTTGTCGGACCCGATGCGGATCACCACGGTCTCGGCATGCGACTTCACGGGGAACGCGAAGCTGCCTCCGAGGATGGAGAACTTCTGCACTTGGTTGTCGCTCGAGCCGAGGACGCGACCGTTGTAGACGGAGCGTTTGGTCGGGCGGCCCTGAGGCGTCACGTCGACCGTGAAGTAGCCCGTGTCGGTGTAGCGGACCGACATGCGGCGCAGCTGCAGCCGGCCGTTGATGATGGCCGTGTTGTTGTCGTTGCGGAGGAACTGCTTGGACAGCTCGACGAAGGCGTCGAAGTTCTCGCCGATCATCACCGGATAGGCCGACCAGTCGCCGGTCGCATAGACCGTCGTGCCGGTGACGGTCAGGGGAATGGAGAGCATCCCCTTGTTGTTCGGGAACAGCTTCGAGGTGATGGCCACCGGGTCGGTGGCGTTGAAGCCCAGCTCCCACGTCGTCCGGTTGTTGAACGCGGAGTAGACGCCGGTCACGAACTGGTGGTTGTCGATCCGGGGCACCCACTCGTAGTCGGAGTAGATGTCCTCGACGCTCGGCAGCTCAAGGAGCCAGACGGCACCCTTCCACTCGGCGAGCAGGATGATGACGCCGTCGAGCATCTGGATGGACCGGATGACGTGCCCGGCAAAGCGGTGCCGGGACCAGGACGACTGCACCCTGTCCGTGCCCTGATAGTAGAACTTGTGGACGAACAGGTCGCTGGCTGCGGCCGAGCTGCGGGCAATCACCACGCCCCGGATGGGGTCGCCGATGATCTCTCGCACGGGCGCCGGAATGAACCCTTCGACGTGCTTGGTGACGTCGTTGGCCGTCTCCGACACCGTGGCCTCGTCATAGACGTAGCTCAGGATGGTCGCGACGTTGCCCACCTCCGCCGGGAAGTAGAGTTCGTCACCCACGCTGACGGGGCGGCAGACGGTCGAGGCCGAGTAGGTGGTCGCAAGGTCGATCGAGGCGAGGCTCGGGGTGAGCAGGGCGCCGCCGATCTCGAATTGGGCGTTGTCGCCCATGACGAACGTCGAGCGCCGGAACGGGACCGCAAAGAAGAACCGCGAGACCGACGTGGTGGTGTTGGTCAATCCGAACGGATCGGTGTCGAGCAGCTCGGTCGCGCCCTCGGGCCAGAAGTTGAAGTAGTCGCCGGCCGCCGAGAAGAACACCGTCTCGCCGGCCACGAGGCCGAGGCGATTGCGGATGAACACGAGGTCCATCACGCGCTGCCCCACGAAGTCGGGAGCAGGACTGTCCTCCTCGCCGCCCGAGGGCCGGGCGTCCCACGTCAGGGTCGCGAGGGTGAACGTGCCGTCTTCGTTGCGCGTCAGGGCGCGGGGCATGGTGTTGGCGTCGAAGGTCGTCCGGGTGCCCGGGGTCAGACCCTGCGCCCAGATGCCCTCTCCGGCCGTGCCGTCATTGGCGGTGAACTTGATCCAGTAGCCATTGCCCACCGTGTTCTTCACGTTGAGCATCATGCCGTGCAGGGCGCGGGCCGGGGCCTTCGAGGGATCGGAGACCGTGTCCTTGTAGGAGAGCAGCGCGGTGTCACCTCGGGGGGCGTCGGTCGACACGGTGAAGGCCGTGTTGTCGTCGCGCTTGATGAACACGAAGGAGCCCGAGCTGGTGACCGTCCAGCCGGAACCGAGCGCCGTGACGAGCTTGGCCTTGAGGCCCTCGGCAATGGTCAGGGTGGTGTCGCCCGTTGTGCTGTCAGCGCCGGTCGTGCCCCCTGCGATGGCCGCCTTGTAGGTCGCCGTCTTGGTGCTGCCCTGAGTGATCTTGACGATGTAGCTCGACGCCGCCGTCACCTCGGGCACAGCGGCCACGTAAAGGACCAGCATCGAGGGCGCACCGGGGGCCACAGCTGACCCCATCGTGACCACGTCGGTCCGCTTGACGATGAACGTGTAGTCCAGCGCCGAGAGCAGGATGAAGTCGTCGGGGTTGGCGTTGAGCCACGCGAGGTTCGGGGCGTCCGCGTTGACGACGCGCTCGTCGTAGTTCTCGTCGTAGACCCGCAGGCTGCCCTGCGAGAGCACCACGCGGTAGCGCTCGTCGACGTCACGGTTGATAATGTGGAGTTTGCGGGTGCTGCCAGCCGACAGGCCGGTCAGCTTCTTCTTGATCCGGGTGCCGTAGCGCTTCGAGAAGCCGCCGGTCTCGACCGAGAAGATCACGTTCTCGCCGTCCTCGACCTGCCCGGGGAACCGGACGGAGTGGGGCTGACGCGAGACGCCATTGAAAATCTGAGGGATTTGACCCTCGACGAGGCGGCCCATTACATCCTTGCGAGTGGGTTGTTCCGCCCCGTGACGATGCGCATGTAGGCGCTGTCGGTGAGGACATTGCTGTCCTCCTGCTCGGCCTCGTAGTCCTGCAGCATCGCGAGCGCCTCCTTCTCCTGCCGGACAGTGAAGCTGTCGAGGGCAACGGAGCCCATGGAGCTTTCCTGGAAGACGCGGGCGGACTTGGCGGCGATGTAGTTCTGCAGCGGGAACGGCAGACCGTCGATGTCGAAGTAGTAGACGACTTCGGTCAGGACGGGGGCGGTGAAGATGAAGCTCTGGTCTTTGATCGCGAACAGCTTGTCGATGCCGTCCGTGTCATTCCGAACTGTCACGGCGAGGCGCTTGTCGCGGCCCACGGTGTCGACCTTGATGACGTTCGGGGGGATTTTGATGACGCCGTCCAGATCGGGCGACAGGGTCTTGACGACCGTGTTCACCACCCAGCCGGGCTCTAGGACTTCCTTGGTGATCCGGTCGATCACGCGGGAGGCGTCTTCGGCGTCGGGAACGCCGGACTTGTGGGAATTGACGGGGCTCTCACCGATGGCATCGAGGCACCGGTTGATCGCGTCGAGGCGGTAGGTTGCCATTGGAAAGGGTCCAATCGAAAAAACAGACCGAACCCCGAAGGGTCCGGCCTGCTGTGGTTTGGGGATTAGGCGGTCTTGAACTCGACCGCCGTCTCGTGGCGCAGGGCGCCGTTGCCGGTCAGGCTCGAGGCGACCATGAAGTTCTCCTGACGGCGAACGTCACGGGTGTTCTCGAGGGTGACCTGACGCATCTTGACCGAGGCCACGGCCATCGGGGTCCAGAGGACGCCAGTGGTCTTGGAGAAGTCGGCCCGGTACTTCGAGTAGACCGTGTTCAGGGCGCTCTCGTCGGCGGTCGGCAGGTTGCGCGTCTTGATGACGGTCACGCCGTCGATCTGCAGCGTTTCATCACGGCCGGCGAGGCCCTGGCCCTGCGAGCCGATCAGCTGGCGGTCGAGCACGAGGTAGCGACCATTGCTGTCGGTCGCGTACTTGATCGCGTCGAACACATCCCAGTTCACCGCAAGGTAGCGCTGCTCGGTCTCGGGCACGTCCTTGTTGAACAGGGCGCGGTTGGCGGCCTTGATGCCGTCGATCCAGGCCTTGCCGTCGATCACGCCGGAGTTGGTGAGGGCCGCGTCGGTGATCACGTTGCCGCCGGGGAACGGACCATCCGCCTGCTTGCGGGCAGCGAGGACGATCTGGCGGGCGACGTTCTTGTCGTTGATCCGGGCGAGTGCCTGACCGAGTTCCTTGGCGAACTGCGAGCGCACGTCGAAGTGCGACAGCATGTCGTCGAGGTCGTAGATCGCGGTGTGCGACACGAGCAGCTCGTCGGGCGTGATGGTGATCTCGCCGGTCTCGATCTCGTTGCCGAGCAGTTCCTTACCGGCGGTGTGGTATTCACCGCTGGCCTTCCAGATTTTCGGGAAGCGAGCGGAGCGGGCGCCGCCACCGAGGGTGCGGCTCTGGACCTTGTCAGCGAACTGCAGGGCCATGTCGTAAGCAGTCAGGACTTCACCGCCGAAGATGTCGAGGGCGAGCGTCCGCATGTCGTTCAGGGAGGTGCCAGAGGCCTGACCCTGGAGGAAACGGCTGGGTGCCGAGTCAGTCATAGATAGTCGATCCCTTGTTGGGCTTTTGGTTTTTTTGGGCGGATGTTTCGGCTCGGGATCGTTCCGCCAGTGTTGTCCGCCGTAGCGGGCACTGGGTACTTGAGGGTCACCAAGGGATGTCTTGCGTGTCGCCGGATTAGCCGTCCGGTCTTACTTGCAGGCTCACACCTTTTCCTCTGGCGGCTAGACCGGAGGGGTAGAGGGACTGCTCGGGGTGCGCGTCATTGAGAGGCGTGAGCAGTCAAAGAGAGCCCCGGCTACGACCCGTGAGGGGAGCCAGGGGCACAGCTGCCGGAGGGAGGGACAGCAGCTGATGGGAATGGGATGGCGGGGGTGGCGGGGTTCAAACCCGCAGCCTTCGGTTTTCGGAGACCGATGCTCGTTCAGCATAAAGAAGGGCAGCGTCTGCCGTCTTCGCCGTGGCGCTCAAGGTCAAGGGATTGGCGAGAGTGATCGACGAATGAGCGGCCTATCGGAAGAAAATAGAGCCGGCCCACACTTGTCGCCTCGTGATCGCGCACCCAAATCAACGTTGTGTCCGGGCCCCTCTGGCACCGTCCCAAAAGTCGGTGCGATGTCGGTTCACAGTCAGGAGGGCTTGGCTGTAGGACCGGTATTCGCCGGTTCCCGGTTCTCCTGCATCGAGAGGAGAATCTGCGGATGGCCAAGTACACTGATGTCGATGGCGCAATGTTCTCAAAGCGGCCGATCAGCCGGAACGACTCTGAACGGCTTGATGTCGAGGCCGGTGATGACCCGCATTTGAGTGTCCACATCTCCTTCATGGAGGCGGCGGTCGCAGCGGGCATGATCATCGCCCATGCCGATGGGAACGCGTCCATCTCCGAACACCGGCGAATAATCAACCTCTTCAAGCAGCACCCGGTGCTGAGGTCGTTTGCAGTCGATGATGTGGCACGCGAGATGGAAACGCATGTGATCGCTTTCGCCGCTGACGAGGCCACAGCAGACCAGAATGCGGAACGCCGGATCGCCGACGCTAACCTAACGGCCGCTCAATTCGACGCGTTGCTTGGCATGTGTCGATCCGTACTAGAAGCAGACGGCGTCTCCAACCCCAAGGAGGTCGCTGCGCTCGTACGAATATCCACCATGAGGGCGGTCTGAAGGCGACATACACGCGGGCGAGCTATCACATTAGATTTGCGTTTGCCCCATAATCCCTGCCAAGTGTTGGAGCGCGGTACTCTACACGCGCTCCACAAACTGCTGATCGAGGACCCGGGAAGATGGTTGCGATTGAAATCCTGATTGGCCTGATCTTGCTGGCTCTGGGTGGCGACCTGTTGGTAAGGGGCGCCGTGACAGTGGCGCAGCACCTGAGGGTTTCGCCACTGTTGATTGGCCTCACGCTGGTCGGTTTCGGCACCTCTACCCCAGAGCTTGTCACCAGTCTGGAAGCAGCGCTCAGGGGCGCTCCGGGGATCGCAGTTGGCAATGTCGTAGGATCCAACATCGCAAATATCCTGCTGATCCTTGGACTTTCCGCTGCTGTGCTGCCCCTCGCCGTTGATCCGAAGGCCTTTAGGCGCGACGGTCTGGTGCTTTTTATTGCAGCCTTGGCGGCAGCCGCAGTGATACTCTTCGGCCGGATCGATCGGCTTTCAGGGCTGCTCCTCGTCACCGCGCTCATTGTCTACGTGGTGTTCACATTTCTCTCGGAGCGTCGGCAGCCTGCACCAGCGGGCAACGTCCACACGCTTGACGAGGCGTCCGCGCCACGCATCGGTCTGATGCTTGCTATTGGGCTCACTATTATTGGTTTGGTATTGACCATATTCGGCGCCCGCCTTCTTGTCTCCGGCGCAGTTGCCCTTGCATCTCTCGCAGGCGTTAGCGAGACTATTATTGGCCTGACGATTGTCGCAGTTGGGACGTCTTTGCCCGAACTGATTACGTCTATCGCGGCTGCGTTGCGAAGGCAGGCCGACGTTGCATTTGGGAACATCGTCGGGTCAAATATCTATAACATATTCGGCATCTTGGGGGTGTCGGCGATCGTCACCCCGATCGATGTGCCCGCGGAAATAGCCGGCTTCGATCTTTGGGTTCTGCTTGGGGTGACCGCTGTACTAGTGGTCTTTGCAACGACGGGTCGTCGCGTTTCACGCTGGGAAGGGGCCATCATGCTGACAGCTTACGTCGCGTATGTATCGGCCTTGATAGCCCGCAGCTGAAGAAAAGGGCGGGGGCCTAAGCCCCCACCGTGAGTTAGCGACGTCGATACGCCGCGTACTGGACCTTCGTCTGGACTTCGCGTCTGTACGTTTCGCCCACCGGGTCCATTTGGAAATAGCGCGGGTCCCGCATGGCGGCATGCATTTCGCCCTCGGTCTGGAAACCGACAGTCGACCCGCCGCCCACATTGGGGACCGTTGCGTTGAGGTTGGGCTCGCGGCTGGCCGGATTGGCAGCAGCCTTGAGCGACTTGAGGGTGTCGAGGGCGACCTTCCAGTTCGGCCCTGAGAGCATCTGGTTGTAGGCGGCCTTCTGGTCGTCCGGCAGGTTCGCACCCGCCCACTTCATCAGGTCGGTCGCCGCCTGCTCGCCACCGGCGTAGCTGTAGGCGTCCTGCAGTGCCGCTTCGTTGGCGCGGCGCTGGCCGGCGACGATCCCTTCGACCACCTCACGGGCAAAGCCGATCTTCTCGAGGGCCGCATAGTCGGCGTCGTCGATGTCGCCACCGCTGGCGATCTTCTGGCCAAGGGCGTTGATGTCCAGCCCAGCAGCGGCCACGGCGTTCTGCACTTCGGCATTCGCCTCGGGGGTCGCAGCAGCGGCATTGGGGTCCGGGGTCTCGACGGCAGGCGTCTTGCCCTTCTCGAGTTCCGTGTAGGACTTGAGCAGCTCGTCGGTGCGGACGACGCCCTTCTCGGCATCCCAAAATTTCTCCGGGACGTTCTCGGGGCGGGCCGGCTTCTCGACATCTGCCGGGGCCGGAGGGGTCGCCTCGGCATTGCCGAACGCGGCGAGGAGGCTGGTGTCCGCGACGGAGTTGCTGTCGCGGAACTTCGACGCCATGGCGGCATCGTATTCGGGGGAGCCGGGAACCGGGGCTTGCGCCTCGGCTCCGGTATTGGTGTCAGTCATGGGTTCCCTTATTGGGCCGCAGCCGCCTGAACGGCAGGCCCGGCGGCATTCTTCACGGCGTCAGCCATCATCTGCTGCTCCTGCCTCTGCTGGCGGATCGCGTTGGCTTCGTCCTCGGTGTTCACAGCATCGGCAAGGCCCAGCCCGCCAAAGCCCTTCTTGAGCATCACCGGCCACTTGACGTAGTCCTGATAGGCCTCGGGCGGGTAGCCCTGCAGCAGACCAAGAGCCTGCGCCACGTTGGCCGTTTCGGCCTCGCGGCCGAGCGCTTCGAGACCCGTGAGGATCGTCGTGTCGATGACCGTATCGTCCCACTCGGGGAGCTGCCGGTTGTTCCGCATTTGGTAGATCAGCCGATCCACGCGAGCCCGCAGCATGGCGCCGGAGAGGGCCGAGAAGGCACCACCCTGGACGCTGTCGAGTTCCTGCCCGACACGTCGGACTTCCTCGGCGGTGACACGCTCGGCGTTACGGACGCCGGCAGACGTGAGCATGAAGGCGGCGCCGAGTTCCCGGCGGAGGCTTTCGAGTTCGACCTGGACGATCTGCATGCCGGTCAGGTTGGTGAACTGCAGCATGTTCACATCTTCGGGGTTGCCCGTGATGATGTCGCCGTTGTTGGCACCAGAGACCTTGCGGCGCAGGTTCACGCCACCAGCGGCGCCGGGGCGCAGCATGATGATGTTGCGCGATGCCATGGCAGCACCGTCACGCATGGCCTTGGAGAGGCCGTCGAACGTGATGAGGTCGGCGATGTGGTCTTCGACCTTCCCTCGGCCGTAGCTCTCGCCGGCGACCGCCGTCCAGCGGAGGGCGAAGAACGGGAGGTACTTGGCCTCGTAGACACCGGCGGAGTTCGGGACTGTCTGGTCCTCGAGTTCCTGATGGACATCCCACTGGCCGTCTTTCAGCACACCCCAGGTGTAGAGGTGGAGGCGGACATTGCCAGCGGCGGCGTCGGTCGATCCGGCAGGCACGAGAGCCTTGAGCTGGTCGGGGAGTGACGCGGGGTCCAGCAGCTGCTCGATGATGAATTCGATCAGGTTGCCGGCAGGGTCGCGAACGACGACGAAGCGGTCGAGCGGATGCGTGATGATCCGGTTGTCGGGGAGCATCTGCTCCAGGACATTGCCACCGACGATCAGGTGCTGCAGCGAGACGGTCGTCGGGGACCGCCAGTCGCGCAGGGCGATCTCGTTGTGGGGGATCTTCTCGATCTGCCCGAGCTTCAGCTCGAGGTCGGGAGGAGCGGCATTGTTTGGAGATTTGAGGAGTACCGCCGGGGTAACTCCAAGTCTGAAAAGATTGCGTCCCGGCGGGAGAAGGGCCGACGTAAAGTAGGAGGCGAGGTGGACGATAAGCCGAGCGCCGAGACCCTGATTGGGTTGCGGGAGGTCGGACATGCCGTTGTGCCCTTCGGGGGGAATAAGGCTCGGGATCGTCAGCGATGAGGCCAGACGAGCCCGGCGAAGGAATGGATCGCGCAGTACGGCAAGCGCCTGATACCGCGTCTTGGCGCCTGCCATTAGACGGGGATCGCGATGCCGCTAGTCGCGCCTTGGGCGGACCCCAGGGGAATGCGGAGAGACGAGCGGCCCTTCTTGGCCTTCGCCTGATCGACCCGGCGCTTAACATTGGCGAGCGCGTCGGGGTCGGAGAGGGCCATGGCGATCAGCGGAGCGGGGGCCGGTGCGGCCGGGCTCACGCCCGCCTGCAGTTCGGCGCTATCGCTGTTCGAGGCGGCCTGAGTGGTGTTCTTCTTCTTGTTGCCCATGTGGTTCGGTCCATAGGTTTCGGGAGAAGCCTTGGTCCTCCTTCTCGAAACCGAGCATGAGCAAGAACCGGTCGAGCGGCTTCCGGTTGGGATTGAGGGTGTGAGAGGTGACGACCTTGTCGGCGCCTACGGCGAACGCAAGGCGGCACAATTGGTCGACGAGGTCGCTCGTGAAGAACGGCAACCGGGCGCCTTTGGCGGCGCATCCGTGGAACCTGAGAATGCCCGGTTCGTCCCAGCTGCCCCACGCGACCCCGAGTAGGGAGCCGTCCGGGGACAGGATGTTGACGCGGAGGCAGTCTGCCAGTTCGTCGAGGGACCAGAAGAACGGGTAGCCGTTTATCTGGAGGAACATGAAGAAGGCGCCTGGGTCCACTTCGACCCTGCACAGCGCCCTACTCCTCGGTCGCATCCCGAGCTTGGCTCAAGAGGTTGATGAGTTCGTCCACCAGCTCGCGCTTGGCGGCGCGTCGGTGAGCGGCAATGATGTCCTCGTCGGGCCGGATGCACTCGTGCGGGTAGGCCTGGTCGAGCAATTCGATGAGGCCCTGAGCGTTCAGCTGGGGTAGATCGGCTGGGTCAATCATTTCGGTTTCGGGGGTTCAAGAGGGTCCAAAAAATAGGGACCCGCCGAAGCGAGCCCCTACTGGTCAGTCCTCCGTCTCTAACGCGCTGGCGGCGTCGGGGAGGTTCATCGTTGCGTCAAGGCCATCCTCGTCGAACTCGTCGGGCCAGTCCTTGCGGATGGCCGTCAGGAAGTCGACGTAGTCCGGAGGATTGCGCCAGACGTAGAGGTAGTCGTCACCGCTCTCGGTGGTGCCGGAGACGATGTAGACCTTCACTTGGCGGTCAGAGCGCCTTCGAGGCGACCAGCGAGACTGGACAGCTTGCGGCTGTAGTCGCGGGTCGACTGCGACTTGACGATCAGGGTGGCGGCAGCTTCCGTCAGGGCGACCGAGTGGTCGAGAGCCACGCGGGCGTCGGCGTCGATCCGGTTGATCAGGGCCGTGGCCTGATCCTCGTAGGGGCGGATCGGCTTGGCAGGCACGACGCGGTCGATGATGGCGGCGACGAAGGCGAGGAGACGAGCGAGCATGGTGATCTCTTTCAGTCGATCAGGATGAAATTGGGTTCGGTGGAGGCGGCAGGTGCCGGTTCGGCTGGGGCGGCGGCTAGGTTTTGCTTCGCCCGCTCGGCCTTGAGATAGACGTCGTAGGCACCCATGACGTTGAACAGCATGGCCGCCAGCGTGGTCGGATAGTCCTCGACGGCGAGGTCCGCGTAGCCACGGTGGTGGAGCCACAGGTCCTGCCAATGGCGGGCCAGCGACTTCATGTAGGCATCGACGGGGATGCCCTTCTGCCAGTTGTCTCCGTCCCGTAGCGAGCCATCGGCCAGACGGCGTTTGCCGTGCATGTAGACGGCATAGTCCTGCAGGACGAGCGGAGACAGGAAGGCCTCGAAGTCCAGCTTGTTCTCGTCCAGGTCGCGGTTGGCGCCGGTGGCGAAGGTGCGGACGACAGGCTTGTTGGTCATATGATCCCGAGTTGTCGAAGGGTGTTGATGGAGGTGTGGGCGCCGACGTGCAGGACGAAGTTGCCCATCTTGTTCGCCCAGGCTGCAGCGTTGACGGCGCGGTCGTCGACCAGAATGTCACCCGGCAGGCAATAGGCAGGCTTCTCGCTGGTCAGGCAGGTGATGACGGGGACGTCGGTGCCCAGCTTCTCAGCCACCCATGCCCGCTTCTGCTGGTCGACCGAGGCGCTGTCGCGCTTCGGCAGGGCCGTAAGGATCGTCGGGTGGAGGTGCGCCACGGCGCCCCACAGGACGTCCGCATCGCGCGTCATGGGGAGGTGGTAGAAGAAGTTCGGGTCGGCGTTCAGGGCGGTCCAAAAGGCGGCAGGCCCATGTATCCACTCCCACTTGTAGGTGTTCGTGGTGCCGATGGCGCGTTCGGCGCCCGCGTCGAAGTCAGCGAGGACGCCATCGAGGTCGAGGTAGAGTGTCAGAGGGGTAGCTCCTTCGGGCCATTGGGCGTCCACAGGCGGACGGTACGAGTGTCTTGGTTCCAGTCGCCGTGCCGCAGGATGCGGGCCAGCTGTGCCTGCGCGACCAGCTCGGCCTCGGTCAGTCCGGCCCTAGCGGCGCGGTCGACCATTGCCTGCCAGACGCTGCACGGCTCGCCCTCGACCCACTTTTCGACGGGCTTTGGGTTGCGCTTTCCGACGTACTGGACGGTCTTGCGCAGCCGGGTTGGGTTCAGGATGAGGTTCTGGGCGGTGACCGGGCCGACCTTCGGGATACCGGGGTAGCCGTCGACCGCATCTCCCACCATGGTCTGCTTCATCCACATCTGGTCGGCCACCGTGGGCCTGATGCGGGTCGGCTTGTCCTCGTGCATGGGGTTCAGCACGAGTGTCGGCAGGGTCTTCATGTCCTTGTCACCGGACACGACCACCACCTCGGCGCCGGGCTCGGTGCCATAGATGCCGAGGAGATCGTCCGCCTCGAGGCCGGGCTCGGCCAGCACTTCCAGTTCGTCGGAGAGTGCGGCGCGGACGGCGTTATAGGCGGCCGGCTTCTCGGCCGTGCGGTTGGCCTTGTAGGCTGGCCAGAGGCGGTGACGGAAGCTGTCGGACTTGACCGCCGACAGGACCAGAACCGGTTCGGTGCAGCGAGCGAGCTTCGTCCACTTGCGGACGAGGCGCATCGCTTCGGCTATGGCTTCATCCTCGTCCACGATGGGCGTGTTCCCCAGACCGTCGCCGAGATCGACGGTGGTCTGGGAAGCGAACGCGGCCCGGTAGATGAGCATGTCGCCGTCGAGGAGAGCCCTCAGTTCGGCTTCCGGGGGAACGGGGTGACGTTGTCGTCGGACACGACCTCAACCTCAGGCTCGCTGTCCAGATGCTCACCGGTCACCTCGCCGGTGGTCAGGAACGTGTCGATGCCCTTGGCGATCTGCAGGGTGCAGACAGGACAGGCCAAGCCGATAGCCTGCGCATGAGCCTGCGCGTAGGCGACGGCGGTGAGCCGACGCTGGACGGTGTCGTTGTCGATCAATTGGTTCTCTCTCAGTGGGTTTCGTGCCAGTTGGCACCGATGTCGAAGGAGCCGGCGAGCGGGCAGCGGATGCCGAGGCGCTCACCCGCTTCGCGGATGCAGTCGGCCAGCTCCGCCCCGATGGCCTTGGCCAGTTCGGGGACACACTCGACCTGGACTTCGTCGTGGACGTTGGCGAGGTAGGCGAAGTCGCGGGCGTGGACCCAGCCTCTGGCGGGGACGCGCTCGAAGTGGAAGATGTTGAGGGCCACCTTCATCGCGATGGCGCCCCCACCCTGGAGCAGGAAGTTGAATGCCGAGTGCGACGAGCGGACCTTGATCTTGCGCCCATCGATCCCCTTGACGTAGCCCTGCTTCTTGGCCGTCTTGACCACCTGCTCGATGAGCTTGGTCAGGCCGGGCGTTCCCTTGCCGAGGGCCTCACGGAGACGCGCTCCGTGCAGCTTCTGGTTGCCCACCGGCCTAGGCTTGCCGGCCGCACGGGCATCGTCGAACACGGTCTTGCCGAGGGTCGGATCGGCCGCCCCGTAGATCAGGGCGTAGATCGCGGTCTTGGCGCTGTCGCGCAGGTACAGAGACCCGGCCCGCTGGTTCAGCGAGTGGATGTCGGTGCCCTTGGACTTGTTGCCGTTCAGCACCGTGTCGGTGGTGCGGCCCCCATCGAGCCGGGCCATGTAGTGGGCCAGCATGCGGAACTCGAGCCCTTCGGCATCGCAGCCAACCTGCACCCAGCCCTTGCGGGGCTCCCACGGCTCACGCAGTTCCTTGTCGGCCTGCGCCACGTTGGGCTTGAAGTGGGTGCAACGGCCGGTGCCGGTGCCGAGCGTGTTGACGGCGCCGTGGATGCGGCCCGTCTCGGCATCGACCAGCTTGAGCCAAGCGTTCTTGCCGTCCGACATCTGCCCGAGCATCTTGGCGATGCGGGCATAGCGGAGCAGCAGCCTGGCCTCCGGGTACTTGAGACCCGCCATGACCTGTTCGTCGGTCGCGGGGATGCCGCTGTCGGTGAACTTGGTTGGCTTCCAGCCGTACCGCTCGGTGAGCCGGCGGGCGACCTGCTGGCCGCTCCCGGGGTTGAACACCTCGATCTTGTCCTTGAGGCGCTTGCCGGTCTTGGGCGAGTAGCGCTCGTGGATGATCGGCGGGAAGGCGGCCTGGAGCTGCTGGGTGAGGTCGTGCTGCTCTTGCTTGAGGTCGCCCACCTTGGCCGCCACCTTGGCGACGTTGAGGGGGAAGCCGTTCTGCTCCTGCAGCCCGATGACGATGGCAAACAGGTTCTCGATCTGGAGCGACTGATCCCATTCCCAGCCCTCCATCTTCTTGAGCAGGTAATGGTAGAGTGCCCGGCCGACGCGGATGTCCTGCGCCCCGTAGACGACCATGTCCTCGTTGAAGGTCTCGAAGCCGCCCTCGTAGTCGAGCTTCTCGATGCCGAGGCGTTTGCCCCACGCCTTGAGGCTGTGCTCCTTCTCCTCGTTGAACAGCAGACGGGCCGCGAGCAGCGTGTCCCAAATCTGTTCCGGCCGGAGGGTGCCCGGGTAGACCTTGTTGATGGCGTGGAAGTCGAACTTGGCGCCGTTGTGGAAGACGACGCGGTCGGCGGCCGAGAGGCGATCAAGCCCCTCTTGAATGGGTGGGTAACCCGGTTGGTCGGCGTAAACGTCGACATCGTCGCCGTCCTCAGTGCCGATCTGCAGCATGTGGACGCACGTCATCTGGCGGAGGAACCCATTGGTCTCCGCGTCAGCGATCAGGGTGAGCATGAAACTCCATGAAGCCGCGCTACGGCGGGCGTCAGGAGCGAGGATCGAACTCCTCGTCTGCCTGAGCCGCCGCGCGTCGGACCACGCTCTCGGCCTTGGCAGGCGGAGCGTCGAACCATTCCCCTTTTTTGGCGTAGCCCAGCCGCCGCAGGGTCTTGTGCGCGAGCCATTCAGCATGGCGGCGCCCAAGCGTGGGAGCAGCGACATACAGGTGGTAGCCCCTGTCGGGGTCACCGGTGTTGTAGCTGCTCAGCCTGCGGCGGGGATCGTTGGTCTGGCCTACCTTGACCCATCCGGGGAAGTGGGGATGGGTGATGACGTAGACGTAGCCAGACGGATCAGAAGTCTGACCCAAGGTCGTCGTCGAGTGCCAGTTCCTCCGGCACATAAGGGACGAGACGGCCGGTCACCCGGTCGTATCGAACACTGCCCGCCAGCCCGGTGATGCCCGAGTAGCGGTTCTTGAGGACGCGGAAGTTCGCCACGTCGCGCACCTCGTCCTCCTCGGACTGCTGGTTGCGCTCCAGGCCGATCACGATGTCGGACAGCTGGACGATGGAGTGGCTGCCCCGCAGGTGGGCAAGGCTGATCTCGGCGCCCTGTTCATGCCCCTTGTCGCCCGAGGGGCGGCGCAGGTGCGAGACGAGGTGCATCGACACTCCGGTCTCCTCGACGAGGGACCGCAGGTTCGTCATCAGCCGGTCGATGGTCTTGCGCTCATCGTCGTTGTCCTCCATGCCCGACACGATGATCGAGAGGTGGTCGAGGATGATCGTCCGGCATCCGCACCCGACCGCGAGGAACCGCAGCTTGGACAGGATGCTCTCGGACTGGATGGACCCGAAGTGGTCGAAGGTGAAGAACCGTCCGGTGCCCAGAGTTTCCTCATAGGCGCGGCGCAGCTCGTCCTTGGACACCTCGTTGCCGGGGAGGTGGATCGGCTTGTTGAGGTGGAGCCCGACCATCCGCTGGGCGGATCGGCGGACGTTCTCCTCGAGCGCGACATAGCCCACGTTCTGCCCTTCGAGCAGGCGGGCATAGCCGATCTCGGCGACGGCGGTGGACTTGCCCATGCCGGACCCGGAGGTCCAGGTCACGAGTTCGCCGAACCGCTCACCATAGGTGACGTCGTTGAGGCTGGCCCATGGGTACGGACGGCCGAGTTCGATCTCGGTCGTCAGCTGGTCCCACAGGTCGAGGCCGTTGACGATGCCGTCAGGCCGATAGAGCCGCGCCTCCCAGAAGGCCGACACGAACTCCTTGATCCGGCCGTCGACCAACATTTCGTTGGCGTCCTTGACCGGCAGCTCCATGACGTGAGCCTTGCCGGGGGTCAGGAGGCGGACGCACTCGTCGACCGCTTCCCGGCCCGGCTCGTCCATGTCGAAGCCAAAGATCACCACGTCGTAGCTCTCGAGGAACTCGAGGCTCGCCTTGACCGCCTTGGCAGCGGACTGAGCACCGTTCGGGATCGAGACGACCGGCCAGTTGCCGAGCATCTGGTACGCCGACATGGCGTCGATCTCGCCTTCGACGACAAGAATGCGTTTGCCCCCGTCCCGCCAGAGGTGCTGGCCGAACAGGGTTGCATCCTTGAAGTCACCGGTGGTGCGGAACTTCTTGCCGGCGGACCGGACCTTCTGGCCCACGATCTGCCCCGCCTTGTTGCGGTAGGGCGCGACCTGGACCTTCTGGCCTCGATCATCCTCGGCGATGAAGTAGCCGAACTTCTCGCACGTCGCCTCGTTCAGGCTCCGGGCCGGAATGGCCTGGTAGTGTCCGAAGGGGACGAGCGACTTGTCCTTGGGTTGCTTGGGGGCGGACGAAGGGGCCTCGCCCTCCGCCGTTTCATAGTGCTTGCAGGAGAAGCAGTAGCCATGCCCGTCGTCGTATCGCGCGAAGGCGTCGGACGATCCGCAGGTTGGGGCTGGGCAGGGAAGGCCGGTCTCGACGACCTCGCTCAACGGGCCTTCCAGCACTCGCGGACAGCGTCGAAGAACGAGGGAGCGTCGTTGTCCTTCCACTCCTCCGCGAACGCCCGGCCGGCCTCGGCGGAGGAGGCGATGAGCATCAGGACGAACAGGGTAAGCGCTGCGGGGATCAGGGCGAAGGCGAGGGCGAGGCGCCGCAGGAGCGTGTTCTTGATCCGGTAGATCAAAGCAGCACGACCATGTTGGGGCCGAGGACGGTGATGAACGTGACGAGTGTGGTGGCACACGCCAGCATGAGCCAAGCGAGAGGGGTCAAGAGTTTCCTCCGAATGTGGAAATGACGATGTTGCCGTCCGGCTTGAACCACGCGTTGTGGACGGTGAGACCCGGAGAGGCGTGTTGTTGCGCCTCCCATCGGGAGGCGAAATGCCAGAGCAGCCCGGTGGCTGGGTCGACCACATCGGCACCACGTCGGGCACCTAGGACGACCCAGAAGTCGGGCTTGCGATCAGGAAGCAGCGGAGAGCGCCTTCGGCTCCGGGGAGACGAAGTAGCGCGTGTACCGCTGACCCGTCGCCGGATGCTTGCGGTTCTGGCGCTGGACCTCGTAGCCGAGTGCCTCGAGGTCGTTGATGCGCCGGGCCAACGACATGATGCCGTAGTCGTCGATGGCCGAGCGCGGGGTGATGTACCCGACCATCTTGCAGTGGGTCAGGATTTGACGCAGCTGCGGGCGGAGTTTGTCCTGCACGTTAATCAATTGGATCAAGTCCCTCATCGTTCTCATTCACCTCACACCACCAGAGCCGGAAGCCGGGCTCCTCGCCCTTGCCTACCCAGCGTTTGACCACGGTCAGGGACACGATCTGCCTGTCATCCAGCCACGACTTCCCGAGCTTCGTGATCAGGTCCATCGGACCCTTCGCGAAGTTGTCCACGTCGCCCATCGGGGCCGTGTGGTCGGTCTTTTTGGGGGCCGGGCAGTTGACCTCGACGACGAGCGCCACGTTCCCCTTGAGTGGGACTGTGGGCATCGCCTCGATGGCCGGCTGCGCCGACTTGATCCAAGTCGTGTAGGATTTCGGGTAGTACGTTCCCCATCTTGTGACACGGGGACGCCCTGCCGGGACCGGCTTGCCGCCGATCCAAAGCGAAAAGAGGCCCGCGCGAGCGAGCCCCTTGAGTTGTTCGACCGCCGCTAGGGCGAGATTAGAAGTCGCCACCGTTATCGTCGCCGGTGTCACCATCGTCGCCGGCATCTGCACCGCCGTCGAAGTCCTCGACGTCGTTGATGTCGAAGCCGTCGATGTCGTCGAGCGCGTCGAGGTTGGCACCGCCGCCCGCGTTCTTCTTGACCAGCTGTACGACCGTCAACTGCAGGCTCACGCCGAACATGATGACGTCGATGATCTTCTTCCCCTCTTTCACCTTCTCGGTTTTCTTGTAGGCGTAGAGGGTGGTCACGTAGCGCACCTCGTCACCCGAGCGGGCTTCGATACCCTTCCTCAGGGCCTGCCGCTTCGTGTCGACGACCGTGGGCTTGTGCTTGGTCGAGGCCTTGAGGATGATCTTTCCCTCGAACTCCTCCTTGTCGCCCTCATACTCCTTCCACGGAAGATGAAGATCGGACAGGTCGTCGTTGGGGAACACCTCGGCCGCGAAGTCGCGCACCTTCTTCTCGTGGTCGGACATGTCCGTGTCGCCGTCGAGGACCAGCTGACCCTTGAACTTGTTGTCGGCGTACTGGCCCTTGGTGTCGGGCTTGTGGTGGTAGGCGTAGGCGGCAATGCCAACCGGGGTCACGAGCTTGACCTTCGGCTGCTTCGTCTTGGTCTCAGCCATGCGGCTCAGTTCCCTTCGATGTGCTTGGAATAGATGTCGCGAACGAGGCGCGTGAGCTTGCGCCGTTCGCTGCGGTCGAGGCGGGCCATGTCGAACACGACGCCCTCGGGAGTGGTCAGGTCGTAGTGGGCAGCGCCCATGCGGATGCGAATGCCGAGCATGTGGATGGTTCCTTTCAGCGAGAGGGGGACAGGCCGCGCGTCATCAGTTCGACCTGGAGGTCGAGCGGCAGCGGCTCGTGGCGGCGCCGGTGAAACTGGGCGGCGTCGATCAGTTCGTCGTTGGTCAGGTCCGACCACATGCGTGTTGCTCCGTCAGGGTGTTGCGCTTGTCAGGGCAAGAGGGTCCACTAAATGCGGACCCCTCGCCGTCAGGTCATTTGCCGGGGTACTGCGCCCACGGGAGCTGCCAGTGCGGGCCGTCCTTGAAGGACTTCCAGTCACCGCCCCACTCGATGGGGACGCCTTCCAGCTTGGCCGCCTCTTTCACGGCGCGGGCGAGCAAGTGGTAGAGCGGCCAGTCCCAGCGGATTTCCCCAACGAATGGGGCAATGTCGACGGCATGGGCGTAGCCGTTGGCAGCCGGAATGTGCCGGCTGTTCAGCGTGGTGCTGGCGCCCGAGGCCTTGAGCTGCTTCTGCCGGGCCAGAGTGCGAACCCCCTCGATCACGGTGAAGTCGACCGTCGAGAGTGTCAGGGCGCGGCGGATAACCCGCACCAGATCGGGATGGACGCCCGCGAGGTTGCCCTCGGAGCGCTTGGAGAACACGAACATGCGTGGCCTTTCAGTTATAGAGTTATGCTTGTCGTCAGGCAAAGAAGAACTCGGAGTCCAGGCACTCGGAGACGTCGAAGTCGCCGGGTACGATGAACTCCGAGTAGTGCGGAACCTCGGCCAGCCCCTCGGCCTGCGCGTTGAACTCCGCCTGCAGGATTTCCAGCCAGTCCTGCTGATACATGACCACGAACTGCTCGCGGAGGCACCGCGACAGGTCATCGACCCGCGCCGCGTGGACGCCGAAGCTGTCGTGGATCATGGCGAACGAGACGTTTGGACCCAGACGCTCGGCCATGGCGTTGACCGTCATGGTCAGGTGCGCCGCGTCGAACGAGTGGATCAGGTTGGGTGCCGCCGCCAGCATCTGCTTGCGACCCTGCAGCCCGCCCGTCCTGTCCTCCTCCCAGAGGACCAGCTTGCCCGCGATGGTGTTCAGGCGCAGCCGGTTGAGGGTGTAATAGGACTGTCGGACCTTGTTGCCGGTGGGCGTGGTAAAGTCGAACGGCTTCTCCGCCTCGGCGAGAGCCATCGCGGTGGCCTGCAGCCACGCCATGACCCCCTTGGCAGACGTGATGGTCTCGTCGAGAGCCGCCACGATCTTGTCCTTGAGGTAGGTTGCAGCCTGTCCCTTCTTGTCCATGCCCTCGGTGTGACCGTCGTTCATCAGCTGCTCGGCAATGCCGCGCTCGGTGACGCCGTAGGGCGTGGTCATCACGGCCCGCTTGACCACCTTGCGCGTGATCTTGCCGATCCACTCGTGCGCCAGGGCGACCCCCGCGACGGCGTCTTCCGACACCAGCCGCTCAACGACGGTGGCCACCTGTGTGTAGATGTCCTGCCGCACCTTGTTCGCCGCGACGTTGGTGGCACGGGCGCCGATGGGATCACGACCCATCGCCGACAGGTGCTGCAGCCCGTTGCACGACCCGTCCTGCGGGACGGGCTGGTGGGACACGTATGTGGTCGGGTCCACCAATGACCACGCCTCGTGCAGCTCCCGGCAGGTAGCGAGGAAGCCCCACGGCTCGTCAGCCTCGGCCCAGAATCGGCCCCCGTCTAAAGGGTCGACTGCGCTGTCGATGATCTGGACGCGATGCTCCTCGACCCACTTCACGCGAGCGGCCAGAGACATCTTGTCCTCGCCGAAGCAGTTGGCTGCGCGGATGCAGAGCCAGAACAGCCCGCGCTTGCCCAGCTCCACGCCCTCGGCGAACTCAAGGAGTGCCTTGCCGAAGTCGTCACACTGCGGGTGGAGACCCTGCGGCATCGGGTAGAACCGGGTGCGGAAGTCGAGGAAGTGCGGGAACCAGATCGCGGGCTGATTTCGCATGGTCTCGGCGATGTCGATCTGGGTGAGCAGCGCCTTGCGACGGCTCTCCATGCGGGCGTTGTGGCCGTGGATCGAGGACAGGTGGAACTTCCACTTGTTCCGCTCCTCCTCGGTCATCGCCTCCCACTCCTCGGTCGACTTCTTGGGGAGGTCGACGGTGTCAGCGTAGGGTAGCCCGCCCAGCTTGGAGCCGGACCGGTACGCCTCGGTCATCACGTCGAGCAGCCAGCCGTTGATCTTCCAGGGCGTCCGCTGGATGGCGTTGAGGGCGTGGAGGGTGCAATCCGACACCGGCGCTTCGAGCGCCCGGGTGTGGGTGTGCAGCCCGGTGCGGACGAGGTCCGTGTTCAGGAGGTAGTAGCCGCCTTCGTACTTCGACTGGGACTGGGTCAAGTTCTGCGCACTCTTGAGGATGGTGGGATGGCTGATGAAAGCGGGAGGGGATAGGCTCATGCCGCCACCTTCCAGTCTGCCGGAGGGATGATCGTGGGGAGCAGCGAGGGGCGGGACAGTTCACACTGCTGCCCGATGCGGAACAGCGCCTCCTTCGCCGCCTCGGTGAACACGAACTGCTTCTCGAAGCGCCCTCCACGGAGGCGAGCGTCCTCGATTTGGAACCATTCGGGCACCGCCTCTGAGAGCAGCATGAGGAGCCGGACGCCGAAGCTGATGCCGTCGTCACGGGTCCAGCGCTCCTCGCGCTTGCGGCCCATCTTCTCGCGGAGCCGCTTGAGGTTGCGGGCGTTCATGTCGTAGTTCTTGAAGAACCGGTCGACGGTCTCCTTGTCCGTCCCACGCCACTCCTCGAAGTCGATCTGGTCGCGGAGAGAGGCGTTGATGTCGGAGGCCAGCCCCGTCAGCGCCGGGTTGAACGTAAAGTCTCGAGGCATGAACGACATGCACTTCTTGACGGTGATGACGGCGAGCGTCTCGGCCTTGAACGTCAGGATGAGGAACCACCACGGAGCTGGACGTCCCCGCTCTCCGGCGGCAAGCCCATCGGCGGCCTCCTTCTGTGCCGCCTTGATCCGCTGGATCAGGAGGGGTACTGCCCGCTGCTGTAGCTGCGAGCCGAGTTCACTGTCAGCGACTCGCTGACTGTCGAGTTCGTCGCGGACCTTGCGGACCCCGCGCTCCACTCCGTCGAGTTCCCAATGCTTCTGCAGCTCGATGTCGTGCAGGTCTGGGGTGTGCCAAAATTGTGCCAA